ATTATAACGAAGCTAGGAAATAATTTAATTTAAAAGTAATTTAAAATAAATATATATAAAATTATATAATGTTATCAAAAGAAAAATATTACAAAATAATCGAACAAACAACACTTACATCTGTGGATCTTATACCATATTATGATGGAAAAATACTGCTTGGTTTTAGAAAAAATAAACCTGCAAAAGATACCTGGTTTACTCCTGGATGTAGAACAGGTAAAGGTGAAACACAAAAAATGGCAGTCGAAAGAGTAGCAAAAACAGAATTAGGATTAGATATAAATTTTAATGACGTTACATTATTAGGAGTATATGACCATATATATAATGATAATTTTAAAGACGACTTATTTGGAACTCATTATGTTAACATTGCATATTTGTGGCCACTAAAAGAATTACCTAATATTAAACTTGATGAACAACACGAAGATATGATATGGTTATCATTAAAAAAATTAATGCAAAACCGATATGTTCATGACTTTGTTAAGCTATATTTAAACGATATAAAAAGAGCATTAGAAAAAACAACAACATAATCTATATCTCCATTTAACCTTTCTTATCTCTCTAAAATCTTTTTTAATTAACGCTTCTTTCCGTTTACTAATTCTTTTAAACATTTAAATTATATATTTTTATTTATTTAACCAATTTAATAATATTAAATCATCCTTTATGATATAGCTTAAAAAGAAAAAATACATCATATGTTGAATACCAATTAAGTTATAATTTCTAATTGTCCATAACGTATGCCACCCCCAGTTCAATAAACAAGATATAAAATAAATATCTCTAGCACGTCTTTTAATATAATTTAATTTTTCCCCTTCTTTTTTATCAAATAATAAACGTAATCCTAAATAATAATTTACTAAATATGCTCCGGCAGATGCTAATGTATATACATACATCATTTGTCCTAGTGTTGATGTCTGAAAATCTATACCCAAACTCATTAAACATAATGTTGTAGTAATTCTATGATGCAGTTTGGTTGATGCAGGTAACTTATCAACTAATAATAAACCTAATGTATCATTTACAGTATATAATACACCTAATCTATGGCACCACCAATTTGACCAATAACCTCTAAAATATACTGGAATTACTATTGTCGGAACAGATATAAAACATAAACTACATAATATAGATGATTTAATTAAATTTTTTACAGAATAATTTTGTTTATGTAGAGGAATATTTCTAAAATTTATATAATTATTTGATAAATAATTACGTAAAATAGGATATGTAATAGAAATACAACCACTGAAAAAAGCGGCAGAGTAAAATGCATTATAATCATAATTTTTAAAAAAGGTAGATATCATTGTCTATATATATAAGTAAATATTTAAACTGTTAAAAAATATTTTATCCAACCTGAAAATGCCCTCTATTATTTTTAAATCTTAATGTTTTTCTAGTTTTAGGATGTGAGTATACAATATTAGTTCTAAGAAATCTATGAACAATACTAACATTGAATAATTCACATATTAATAATAAAAACGAATCACATATTGATGTAAGATGACCACTACCTATACCATTTACATTATAATCTTTAATAGCTTCCATATGCTCTTTTATTTCTTGTTTTGTGAGATTTTTACCTTGCCATTTTACAGATTTCATAGGTCTATTTCTTAATTTAATTTGAGTTATGAAATGTTTACGATTACCTCTTCCAATATTAGCAAACTTATAATCATCTTCTTTTAAACAACTTAAAATACTATCCCAAAAGCACGTCATTATATTAATAAAATAAATTTTTTTTTACAAATATTATTATGCAAAATGAGTTAAAAGAAAAACAATAATAATATAAAAAATGGAACTTAGTGTTAAAGAAATATTACAAGATGGAGATGTATCCAAAGAAAATGAAGAACTAATTTTTGATCCTTATAATCCAGCTAACAAAGAAGTTAATAAAAAACAGGTTCAGCATATTTTAGAAAAATATGGTGTACCAGGAAAAATACATAATTTTAATCTTTATAAAAGAGCATTTGTTCATAAGTCTTATATTAAAAGACCTCATTTAGAAAATTTATCTAGAGGTATACAAATTGTAGATCAACCACCGGATTGCTTACCTTTAAAAACAAAATCAAATGAACGATTAGAATTTTTAGGTGATGGTGTATTAGAATGTATTACAAAATATTATTTATATAGAAGATTTCCAAAGGAAAATGAAGGATTTATGACAGAGAAAAAGATTGCACTTGTAAAAAATGAATCTATTGGTAAAATGGCATATGAAATGGGATTAAATAAATGGTATTTAATTTCTAGAAATGCAGAGGAGAAGAAAACCAGAACTAATTTAAAAAAATTAGGATGTTTATTTGAATCATTTTTGGGTGCTTTATTTTTAGATTTTAATAAAATACAAATTTCTGATGAAGATAAATGGTTTGATAATGTTTTTGTTACAGGTCCTGGTTTTCAAATAGCGCAAACTTTTGTAGAAAGTATATTTGATCATCATGTTGATTGGATGGCTCTTCTACAAAATGATGATAATTATAAAAATATTTTACAAGTTAAGTTACAAAAAGCATTTAAAGTTACACCAATTTATAAAGAAATATCTGAATTTGATGAAGAAGAAGGATACCATATGGGTGTTTATCTTTGTTTAGGACAAACACACTATGCTCTTTCTCATGAAGAAGCAACAAAATTTTCAGATTGGGGTTCATTTGAAAATATACTTGCTAGTGAAACGCCAAAGTTTATTTTTCTTGGTTCTAGTAAACATAAAATCAAGAAAAAGGCAGAACAGGAAGCTTGTAGATTAGCCTTGGAAACTATTGGTATTTAATACTTCTTTTTTTTTAACAATCAATTATATATGAGAGATTTACTTAAAAAAAAACCAGAACCTAATAGAAAAAAAATTAGAAAACTTAAAATTGTTAGGAAAAAAGCAACAATTATAAATAAGACGAATGAAGGTTACGATAGAGCAAAATTTTTACAAAGATATAGAAATAAAGGTATTGCAATATCTAGTAAATCATCAATATTAAAAGATATAGAAAAAAAGGTAGAAGCACAAGTTGTAGAAGCTGAGTCGAAAAGAGAGGTATTAGATATTCCAAGTAAACCAGTAGTTCCTGAAAAAGCAATATCTGTTCCAAAAACAAAGAAAAAAAGAAAACGAATGAAATTAACTTTAGGCAAAACAATAAAACCTGCTGTAGAACCAGAAGATGAAAGTGGTGGAGGTGGTGAATCTAAAGAACAAACAGTAAGACCACCAGCAAAAGAAGTGTTAGAATCTACTATTTTAACAACACCAAATTTGAAAATAGTTATAGGTGAAGACTCTATAGAATCTAGATTACCTGAAAATGATATTCCAATTAGAGTCAGAGTTTCAAGATACTATTTAAATAATAGAGAATTTTTTGTAAATTTTATAAATTCAAATTTTGAAAAATATAAAGATGCTATAGAAAAAGAATCCAAAGAAGCATCTTGCAGTACCAGTATTGGTAAATTTAAACCTTTAACACATCAAGAAGTTGTTAGAGACTATATAAATTTATATACACCTTATCGTGGATTACTTATTTATCATGGTTTAGGTTCTGGAAAAACTTGCGCATCAATAGGTATAGCTGAATCATATGCTAATATAGCAATGGCGGAAGGAATAAAAAATGCAGGGGAAATTATTGTAATGACACCAGCATCTTTAAGGAAAAACTATGTGAATGATCTTAAAAAATGTGGCGATCCATTATATAGATTAAATCAATTTTGGGAATTTGTAGAAACAGAAGGCAATGAAACACTTATATCAACTATGTCTAGTTCTTTAAAACTATCTCTCGATACAATTAGAAAAAATGGAGGAGCTTGGTTTGTAAATATTAAGAAAGAACCAAATTATGAATCTTTAACTGCAGATGAAAAAGCACAACTAAATAACCAAATAGATGAAATGATTAGATCAAAATACAGATTTCTTAATTATAATGGTCTAAGAAATGACCATATAAAAGGTTTAACAGAAAATGGTAAAATAAATCCGTTCTCAAATAAAGTAGTCATTATTGATGAAGCACACAATTTTGTTAGTCGTATTGTTAACAAACTTCGTAGACCAGATTGTCTTTCAATGCAATTATATCATTTATTAATGGATGCTGAATACTGCCGTATTGTATTTTTAACAGGAACACCTATCATTAATTATCCAAATGAAGCAGCAGTATTATTTAATATGCTAAGAGGTTATATAAAAACTTTTATTTTTTCACTTTCAACTAGACCAACACAAAATGATTTAAATAATATTATTCAAAAAAGTGGTGCAAAACATGATTATGTACAATATGAAAATTCAAAAACAGCTTTAATCGTTACTAGAAATCCATTTGGATTTGTAAATGATTATAAAAATAAAAGATATAAAGGTCTGAGATTTACAAAAGCAGGTAGCTTAACAGATGATAATTTTATTAAAATTATGAAGACTAATTTAAAAAGTGTAAATATTAATGTAGTTTCAGTTAAAAAGAAAAATGAAAAATGTTTACCAGATGATTTAGATATATTTAGAGCAAAATTTATTAATGATGCTGACCAAAGTTTAAAGAATAGTGATTTATTAAAAAGAAGAATAATGGGGTTATCTTCATTCTTTAAAAGTCCAAGAGAAGAGTTAATGCCAAAATTCAATGAACTTGAAGACTTTAAAGTAGTAGAAATCCCAATGAGTGACACACAATTTTTATTATATGAAGAAGTAAGAGCAAATGAAAGAGACCAAGAAAGAAGAAATGCAATTAAAAGAAAAAGAGCTGGAGACGATTTATATACAGATACAGTTTCAACATATCGTATTTTTTCAAGAGCATTTTGCAATTTTGTATTTCCAAAAGAAATTGGTAGACCAATGCCTCGTAAGAGTAAAGATGTAGCAGATAATACAAATGAGGATGATTTAGACAATGCAGATATACAACTTAGATTAGATAATGTAGATGGTGCGCATATTAGAGATGATGAAGCATTAGTAGAAAAAGAAATTGGAGAAAGGTTAGATGATGATTATGAAACAAGAATTAAAACAGCTATCGATAAATTAAAAGAAGGGAGTAGTCAATATTTATCTGAGACCGGTTTGGCTACATATAGTCCTAAGTTTTTGGAAATATATAGAAGAATAGTAGAAAATGATGGTTTACACTTAGTTTATTCGCAGTTTAGAACATTAGAAGGTATAGGATTATTTACACTTGCATTAAAAGAAAATGGATTTGCACAGTTTGATATAGTTAATACAAAAGAAAGAGGATGGGTATTAAATATTCCAGAAGAAGACGAGGCTAAACCTAAATTTGCACTTTTTACAGGAACAGAGGATGTTGAGAAGAAAGATTTTATGAGATTAATTTTTAATGGAGAATGGGATAAAATACCTACAAATTTAGCAGAAGAAATTAGGTCTAAATATGGTGATAATAATAGAATGGGAGAAGTGATTAAGACATTGATGATTACAAGCAGTGGTGCTGAAGGTATTAATCTAAAAAATACAAGATTTGTTCATATTATGGAGCCATATTGGCATCCAGTAAGAACAGAACAAGTAATTGGTAGAGCAAGACGTATTTGTAGTCATCAAGAATTGCCTGCTGAATTACGAAATGTTACTGTATATATTTATTTAATGAAATTTACAGAAAAACAATTACAACCAAAAGCAACTGGTGGAATGGCACCAAACGGATTACTTGAAAAGGACTTAAGTAAAAAAGATAAAAAAACAGTATTTACAAGTGATCAAGCATTATTTGAAATTGCAAATATGAAAAAAGAAATAAGTGATCATTTATTAACAGCAATTAAAGAATCTTCTATCGATTGTCCATTATATTCTAAAGAAGGCGATGGATTAAAATGTGTTACGTTTAGTTCAGGTTCCGATACAAGCAGATTTGCAACCGAACCTGCAATTACACAAGAAAAAGCTGCCGATCAACAAAGAAAAAGAAATTTGAAAAAGATTACTTGGAAAGCTAAGAAAGTTACTATTCCCTGGTATGGAAAAAAGAAAACATTTGCTTTTAGACCAGATGGACCTGGAAAAAAAACAGGTAAATTATATGATGCAAAAAGTTATGCTAATGCTAAAAAGCAAGGCGGTGATCCTATTTTAGTTGGTAATATTATAGTCAATGATTCAGGTGCATTAGAGATTGAACCAATTGCAAAATGAGATAAAAATGAATTATTAGTTATAAATTCAAATATGATTATGATATAATTTTAATATTTGCTTTGTATCTTGGTAGTGATGAATCCATACTTTCTTGAAAAACAAGTAGCTCTTTATTTCCTAACATAGATGCAGTTATAGAAAACGATGAGAAACGACAACACATTAAAACATATTTTTTTGGTTGTGTTAAATAATAAAAGTCTAACCATGCATCTCTAATATCATAGTCATAAGATAATTTAATATATTTCTTTTTAATGTTATTTGTCATATGATTTATGTAGTTTTTGTCATCTGTAACAACTGTATATGTAGCGATTGTTTTGTCGTTATTAACATATTTTATAGTTTTCTCCATTATACTATTTAATTCATTCACATTTGAAAAATCATGATGTTTATTAAAGGGATTTAATCTATCTCCTCCTCTAATATGTATTATAACATCATAAATAGGAATTTTTGGAATATTAAATAAAAATTTATATTTTGGTACGTATTCTGGTGTTCGTAATCTGCAATCATTTTTTAAATGCATTTTTTCTTTTTCTGTAAGTTTGTCTTTAATTGTTATATTTTCAAAAGATATTAAACATTTATATTTACGTTTGATTGATTGATTCCATCTATATATACAGTGTAAATTATTCTCTTTACAGTATTGTTGTATATAAATTAATTGCTCGATTCTATTTCCCAAACCATCGGGTCTTCCATCAAAATAAATAATATTATTTTCCATATGATATAATAATATATTAGATTAATTAATATTATTACGAATTAAATTATTTTTTACAAATGGCAAAAAGGAAAATGAATAACTAAATAAATATATTTTAAACTTAAATATATATTTATATTAGATGGGAGCAGGAATATTACCGATTGCTTTTTATAAAGGAAAAATTTATTTTTTATTTTCAAGAGAAGAATTAAATGCAGATTCAGACCCTGGATTATGGAGTGATTTCGGAGGTGCAAAGGATAATAATGAAAGTTTTTTTGAAACAGCAGTAAGAGAAGGATACGAAGAAACAGGAGGATTTTTAGGATCAAAAAAAGGAATAGAGAATTTAATACAAAATAAAACCTTATTTTCAATTACAAAAAAAAAATATAGAACTTATATTGTTTTAATAAAATATGATAAAACATTACCTAAAAGATTTCGTAACAAATTTTTAAAAATAGAAGAAACAAAACCGCATTTGATTGCAAATCATAATGGTTTATATGAGAAAGATATGTTAAAATGGATGTCATATGAGGAAGTAAAAAAATTTAAATATTTTAGAAAATGGTACAGACGGGAACTTATACCAAGTATATTAGAAAAATTTTAAATTAAAGATATTAAATTAATAAATTTATTATGTTCATATTAAATTTTTTTTTATTTATAATTAATATTGTTAGTGCTAATAACTGTATTGAAATAGGCAATTTTAATAATAATAGAATAATAGCTTGTCCTATTCAAAAACTTAATAATGAAACAGTAAGTAGGTTAAATTTTACAAATAAAACATTAGAAACTTTTAATGTAACCAAAAAATTAAATAGTTCTAAAATGAATTCTACAATTATAAAACAGAGAGAATACTCGAAAAATAATACAAAAAATATATCCGGGTTTTATAATATATTTTCACCATCACCATCAAAAGATAATATAGATATTATTGAACCATCATCTTATTTGGAAATTATAGATGAAGAAAATAATGAAATATATGATTATAATACACCATCAGTATATAATACACCATCATCTAGTTTAGACATTATAAAAGAAGAAAATAATGAAAATAATGAAAATATAATACAAACAGAAGATGAATATGTAATTTTAAAAATAATTATTATATTACTTTGCTTATCCGGCACTTTAATTACTTTATTATATTGTGTTAAAAAAAAGAAGAAAAAAAACAAAATATGTAATTTTAAAGAAAAAGTATATATTAAAAAACCAATAAAAACTGAAAATAGTGATAAGTCACAAACAACAATAATTAATATTGGTGAAAAGGAAGAAAAGGAAGTTATTGAATCTACGTCAAGAATAGAACCTAAAAAAAGTGAAGATTATGAAGATGATTTTGAAGAAGAAGAAGAGAGTTAACGTTTATATGGTATATAATCATTTTCATCAAAATCTATAGTATAAAATGTATTCCATTCAGGATACATATAATATTTATCTCCACATAAACCCGGATTACTAATAACTAAATAATAACATTTATATGAATCTTCTGGTGATTTTGGATTTGGAATAATTTTATTTATTTTAATTATAGATTCGACAAAATATTTGAAATTTCTGGGCACACAATCCTTTTTTATATATTTTTTATTAACTCTAATTAGAGAATTATGAATTGTTGGGTTAATTTTATTTTTTTTATTCATTATCCTTCTATAAAATAAATACTTTTGTATACTTTCTAGTCCATATTTATATGTTAATGCATAATTATTTAACATATTAATATCTAGGAATTTAATTAAATATATACGTAAATCATCATGTAAATCAGTAAAATTCATTTATATAGCATTACACATAGTAAATACTTTTCATTCAATTTTTAGTAATTAATAATCTATCAAGTTTTTCTATTATTAAATCTTGCTTTAATAATATATTTTTAATATCTTCTTTTATTGAATTATCACTATTTATTATAGCAGATTTTTTTTTTAGTTTACCAAAAAAGTTTTTCATAGATTCATTTTTTTCTTTTAATTCAAATCTTACTTGTTTTTTTACTTTAGTTTTTCTCTCTAAATCAATAGCATTAATACTAACCGTATTTTCTTTTATTTTTAATTTAACAGGTTTCTCTCTAGTTTCTTGGCTGGATAACCAATTTGAAGCATCTTTATTATTATAACTTTTCATAATTTCATTTAGTTCTTTTTCACGTCGCACCATTGTTTCATCCATATCTTTAAAATTATCACCATCTTCAACATTATCACTAAAATCTATTTCTTCAGGTTTTTTAATATTAATCATATCTGAAAAGTTTTTCTCGTGACTAGATAATTTTTGTTGGAATATTTCACTTTTATTTAACAATTTGGGTTGCTCAGGAAGTTTAAAAGTTGTCATTTGTTTAATCAATGTTTTATTCATATCCATTAGACTATTAAATGAATCTCTTTTATTATTTATATTATGCATTGTAATATTAAATTCCTTAATAAAATAGTTAGAATTATTAATATATGTTGGATTATTCTTTAATAAGCCTAATAACAATTGTCTATTTTCTTCTGAATAAAAAGACATATATATTAATACATAATTAAATTTTAATATGATTAAAGTATATTTTTCTTAATTTTTTCATATATTTATCATTAATTTTTTTTTCAGATACTTTTTCCCAAGGAGAACCTTTTAATAATTCAATTATTACATAAAGGCAATACATACCACATTCACTCATACTATATTGGTGTCGTCTTTTATTAAATTTATATTCATATTTATCACCTATTTTTTCAGATTGTTTTTCAACAGTTCTAACAAACTTTCTAATTCGTGTAGGAATTCTGTCTCCATAACTATCAAAATAATAAACTCTTTCTTTAACTGCATCAATAAAACAACATACCCAATGCTCACCATCTTCAGTATGAGGATCTGTATTAAAAATAATACCTATTTTGGTTTTACCTTTTTTAATACAATTTAAAAGTGAAAATTTACATAAATCTTCCCAAACACATTCTCCATATAATAAAGGTTTATCATAATCAATGGGTGAAGGACCTAAAAATAAAAAGTTAGAATATTTTTTTTCCCACTGTTTCATAACCTGCATTATTTCAATAGAACTAAGCCATTCGTTCTTTTTTTTAAACCATTCTTTAGGCACTAAAGGAGCAAAATTCTCTAAAACTAAATTTTTATCTAAATCATGCTTTATACATTGTTGTTTAATCCAACACATTTCGTTGCTACAACTTTTTGAATTTAATTCTTTTAAACTTCCCCAAATCTCTATAGGACTGTTAGTATTTATAACTGCATCAGGATGTCTTTTATTCCAAGCATTTCTTATTTTATAAAGTGATTCGCTATTGTAACAACTATATCTATCCTTATTTTTATTCCTACTAGGAGAACATTTTAATGTCTTGAATTTACTATTTTTTCTTGTTTTTTTTCTTTTATGTAAATGTTTTTTATGAATATGATTTTTTTTTGTGCTCATATAAATTATACAAATATTTTCATATTCCTTTTCTTTTTAAGGATGGATCTTTTAAATTTATTTTTCTTTTTTTTGGCATAACAACTTTTTCAGGTGTTATATTAGTTTTTATAGGTATTTGATCTGTAATTTTAAGTTTCTTAACTTGTCTCTTTTTCATAATAATATTATTATTTTCGTCTATTTTAAATTTATTTTTCTTTTTTTTGGCATAACAACTTTTTCAGGTGTTATATTAGTTTTTATAGGTATTTGATCTGTAATTTTAAGTTTCTTAACTTGTCTCTTTTTCATAATAATATTATTACTTTCGTCTATATTAAATTTATTTTCTTTTTTTTTATTTTTTTCAATCATATCATATTCATTTTGTATAATATCTCTTTTATCAATGAATTTAAAGTGATCTATACAAACTTTTGAATAATTTATAAAACTATTTTTAATTGTATTATCTACTTCCTTTTCTTTTAAAATATCTTTGGTCATTTTTAGTATTCTTGCCTTATAAAAATCAAAATCTTCTTTTTCAACTAAATTAAAACTTGTATCTTTATGTATTTTGTTCATTTCATAAGGATTTGTTAAATATTGTAAATTTATTTTATTAATATTCATTATAATAATAAAATATAAATTGCTTATTCTAAAGAACGAATTTCAACTCTTGTACTGTTATTAAACATTTTTTTGCCAATATTATGCTTATTAGGATTAAATTTAGGTAATGGTTCCTCTCTAGTTAATAACTGATGAGGATTATTAGGATAAAATTTATTATTAGCAGTCAAGTAATAATTAACATATAAATCACTACTCTCATCAGGAATAAATTTTGATTGCACAGCTTTTTGTATTGGAAATATAATATTTCTTAACCTAGATTCAACATCTACGTTTGTTTGATATCCATTAAATGGTAAAGAATCACTAGGTGAATACATTGTATTAACACTATATGTTGGCAATGTTTCACAATTGGTATTACTTGGTTTATGACAATCTAACATTGGCATATGAACATATCTAGTTTGAACACTTCTTGGACTAAAATACATTTGCATATGTTGAGATGGAACATTCCTTCGAAGCATTCTATCGCTTAATACCTTTGTTCTATTTTGATGACAATAATATTTTCCATCAATTACTCCCTGCATTATATAATTATATATATATTTTTTTTTTAACTGAGTTAAAGATTATAAACTAAATTATATAAATATGTGTGGAATCTTTTCTGTTTTAAGTAAAAGCACTAAATTAAAAATAACAGAAATAATGGCCTGTTATGAGGCGGGAAAAAATAGAGGACCTGAAGAAAGTAAAATAGAATCAATATCTGAAAATATAATTTTTGGTTTTCATCGTCTTGCAATTAACGGTTTAAAAGATATTACTTCTATGCAACCCTTTAATATAAAACAATGTATTCTTATCTGCAATGGTGAAATTTATAACTGGAAAAATTTATATAAAACTATGAATGTGGTTCCTAGAACAGGTTCAGACTGTGAGGTTATCATACATGCATATAGGAAATATGGTATAACTCATACATTACAAATGCTGGATGGTGTCTTTTCTTTTATATTATATGATAAAGAAAATGGTAATATATTTGTAGCTAGAGATACATATGGTATAAGACCACTTTTTATTAGTAGTGATGATGATAAATATTTAATAGCATCAGAAATGAAATCTTTAATCAATAATCCTTATAGAAAAAATAAAATTAGACAGTTTACGCCTGGAACTTGTATTAAGATTAATTTGGAAAAAAACATTGAACAGTTATTTTCATTTTCACACTGTAATAGTTTTTCAAATTACAATATTACAAATGAAAAAGATGCTATGTTTGTAATTAAACATTCATTGATTAATGCTGTAAAAAAACGTGTAAATAATACAGACAGAGAGATTACTTGTCTTTTATCAGGTGGGTTAGATAGTAGTTTAATTGCTGCACTTGTTCGTAAAATAACAAAAAACAAAGAATTACATACTTGGAGTATTGGAATGAAAGGTTCAGAAGATTTAAAATATGCCAAAATTGTAGCGGATTATATAGGCTCAACACATCATTCCATTGAGTTAGAAGAGAGGGAGTTTTTAGAAGCAATAGAAGCTGTTATATATGATACAGAAACATATGATACTACTACTGTTCGTGCAAGTGTAGGTAATTGGTTAATTTCAAAATATATTAAAGAAAATAGTAAAGCAAAGGTTGTTTTTAACGGAGATGGAAGTGATGAAGTATGTGGTGGTTATATGTATTTCCATTTAGCTCCAGATCCACTAGAATTTGATAAAGAATGTAGAAGATTATTAAATGATATTCACTATTTTGATGTATTAAGGTCAGATAGGTCTATTTCATCACACGGTTTAGAAGCTAGAACACCGTTTTTAGATCGTTCATTTGTTCAAACATATTTATCGATACCTCCTGAGATAAGATACCATCCAAAAGGTGGAAGATGCGAAAAATATTTATTAAGAAATGCTTTCGAAGGTATGGATTTATTACCAAGAGAAATTCTTTTCAGAACTAAAGAAGCATTTAGTGATGGCGTTAGTAAGCAAACGCGTTCTTGGTTTGAAATCATACAAGAATATATTGTTAGTAAAGGAGGTGAAAAATATTCAACTATGGAACCCAAGGCAGCAGAAAAACAATTTTATATGGACATTTTTGATAAATATTATCCTGGACATAGAGATATTATACCGTATTTATGGATGCCTAAATATGTAGATGCAGATGATGCAAGTGCTAGAACATTAGATGTTTATAAAAAGAAAATATAAATATAATATATTAATGAAAAAAAAGTCTATAAAAATAAATCCAAAAATGAAGGGAGTTTTTACAAGAAAAGCAAGGAAGAATAAAATGAGCGTACAGAAGTATGCGCGTTATATTATCAAAAAATATAAAGGAAAAACAAAAAATAAAAGACAGCTTAAATTATTAAGACAAGCTGTATTTGCGAAAACAGTAAAGAAATGGAAGAAAACTAAACGAAGAACACGCTAAATTAACAACACCATAAACAACATGTTTGTTTATCCTGTTGACCACTTAAACTATTCCATTCCTGTATAGTATAATTATTACTCATAGATAAATTACACCTAGCGCATATAGGTTTTAAATTACTTATTTCAAGATCACCTCCTTTACTTTCAGGCATATCATGCCCAACATGAAAGTTAAAAACATCAATTTCATTATCACACCAATGTATATAGCACTTATGCTTAAAAACATCCCCAAAAGTTTTTTTCCAACATTGTTCTCTAATAGCTTTAGGGATAGTAGATTTTCTATTCTTCTTGGTTTGTTTTTTATTTTTATTACGATTATTGTTACTATTTTTATTTTTCCTTCTATTATTTATACGTGTCATATATTAGTAGATAAAATAATATCTTTAATATATATGCGTAAGTATAAAGCGATTGTATTTGATATGGATGATACCTTGGGACACTTTGAAGAAATAGCTATATTTACTACTGGATTAAAAAAAGGACTCGGCAATAAAGTTAACGAAGAATATTTATTTAAAGTATTTGATTTATTCCCAAAATTTTTCAGACCCGGCATTATTGATACTTTAAAATATATTAAAAAACAGAAAAAAAAAGACAGACTAATAAAAGTAATAATTTATACTAATAATATGGGTCCTCATAATTGGACTGTTTTTATTAAAAGATATTTAGAAAGAAAAGTTGGTGGTAAAATTTTTGATCATATTATTTCTGGTTATAAACCAGGCACTAAAATTAATAAAAGAACCACTCATTATAAAACAGTACCTGATATATTAAAATGCACTGGATTAAATAAACAAACTAGATTTTTATTTGTAGATGACCAAAGACATCCTAGAATGATGCACGAAAAAGTTACATATATGAAAATTTATCCATATAACTATGGTATAAAGTTCAAAGAACTTGTGGATAGATATATGGATTCAAAATTAATTAATATAATTCCTAAAAATGAAAGAGAAACATTCAAATTTTTTATATTAAATTATTTAAGTGCTGGTTTAATTGGATATAATTATAAAGTATCAAAAACAGAGATAAGCAAAAAAGACCTAGAGGAAGATATAAAACTAAGAAAATATGTAAAAGATTTTTTGAAAAATAAGGATACCCGTAGAAAGAAAAAAACTAGAACCAACAGGCGAAAAACTAAAAAATATTAATTAAACATTTTAAAACGTGGTCTTACTACTTTACTATTTCTATTTATTTTATTAGTAGGTTTTGATTTTGGTGGCGCATACTGTCTATAATGATGTTTGAATATACTATCTTTACTTTTCCAAAAATGAGATGGGTTAAATTCTGGATGTAGATTTCTTACATCATTATTTATAAATACTAAATCACATTGCCAAAAACTACTTTTTAGATAACATATATCAACTATATTAAAAACAACAAAATTTTGTTCGTGCATAATATCAACTATATCTTTGAATCTATTAAAATGCGCCTCTATTATAACTATTGCTGTTTTTTTTAAACAATCATAAGCACCTTTTAAAATATCTACCTCCTTACCATCTACATCTATTTTAAGTAAAATCCAATTATCAATACCCTTAGCAATATTATTTAATGTATCTACTTTAACAGTTATACCAGTATTTTCTTTAGTTATTTGATTATGTGTAGGTAAACCTTTCATATTATCTAATACGTTTTTCTCCTGTAAATAAAATTCACCTGGTTCTTTATCACAACCTAAATTTAGTAATTCAAAATTATGATATTTATAATTATTTTCAATAATTGGAAAATATTTTTTTTGTGGTTCAATCAAAATTTGTTTCGTTGTTTTAAAATATTTTAATAGTTCGTGTGTTTGTGTTAATACACCAACATCTATAATACAAGAAAAATTAAAATTAATATTTGCTAAAAATCTACACAATGTATCTTTTGATGGATTCATTTATTTATTAATTTTAATATAATATATTTAAGTCAATATTTTTTTCATAATTCTAAATTTCTTAAAAAATGGTAAATTTTTTATAATACCTTCTACTGAAGATGTTAATAACAATAAAATACCAGCCTGAAAGGCTATTTTTTTATGTATCTCTTCAAAATTAGTCTTTGTCCAAGGATTAAAAAAATAAATTAAAATAAATGCAATAAATACTTTATATATTTCATTTACCACATCCAAATAAATTGGTATTTTATCCCCTAATCCCAATAGAGAAACGATATATAGTAAAATAAAAATATACTTAAAAAAATTATAAAACAAAGTTATGTTTTTGTTCATATAAAATGTTGTAATATTTTAAAAGATGGAAAAACAATTATACTGGATTTATAAAGAAAATGAATGGGAAAAAACTAATTCTGAAAATATAGAAAATATTGATAAAGAATATGTTTGTTTGCGTTCTGAAAAAGACTATGAGCAAGATAATCTAATCAATTTAACTTATCTAAATGAACCTAGTATTTTATATAATATACAGAATAGGTATAATTATGATAATATTTATACATTTAATGGAGATATATTGGTAGCTGTTAATCCATTTAAAAAAATTAATATTTATAATATTGAAACTATTGATTATTATAATTCAAAACCATACGATAATTTAAACCCCCACGCATATTTTATTGGTAAAAAAAGTTTGGATAATTTAAAATATAAAAATAATCAATCAATATTAGTTTCTGGTGAATCAGGGGCTGGTAAAACACAAACAACTAAAATAATAATGAATTATATTTCCGAAATATCTAGCAAAGATCAAAATAATATATCAGAAAAAATATTAGCTTCAAACCCTATTCTTGAAGCATTTGGTAATTCAAAAACTTTAAGGAATGATAATTCTAGTAGATTTGGTAAATTCATTAAAATACTTTTTAATAAAAATAACAAAATAATGGGAGCAGAAATTAAAACATATTTATTGGAAAAGATAAGAGTTACAAATTTATCAAATGATGAAAGGAATTTTCATATTTTTTATATGTTATATAATGGATTATCAGATAATCAAAGAAAACATATATTACTTGATGATATTAAAAATTATAACTATTTAAATTGTTCAGATATATTTGAACGTGAAGATAATGTTAGCGATGCTGGAACATTTAATGAACTATATAATTCCTTTATTAAACTAGATTTTAGAGAGAATAAAATAAATTACATATTTAAAATAATATCTGCTATTTTAAACTTAGGAAATATCAATACAAATTGTAATATTGGACAGAATATATATCTTAATAATTTTTGTTTTTTACTAGGATTTAATATAGATATAATTATTGATTTTTTTTCATATAAATATATTAATATTCATAATGAAATTATTAAAAAACAGATAGATGAAAATAATTTTATAATTATGCGTGATAGTTTTTCACAACTATTATATACTTGCTTATTTAATAATATTGTTGAACATATCAATAAAAAACAACAAGTTAAATCAGATAAATTTATAGGTATATTAGATATATTTGGATTTGAAGTTTTTAAACATAATGGTTTTGAACAGTTATGTATTAATTATACTAATGAAAAATTACAAGAATTATTTAATAAATTTATATTTGAAATAGAACAAGAAGAATATAAAAAAGAAGGAATTAATTGGAAAAATATACAATATCCTGATAATCAAAAAATTATAAATCTATTTGAAAAAAAAAATATTGGCTTATTTGATTGTTTAATTGAGCAATGTATATTATCTAAAGGCAGTGACAAAAAATTCTTTGATCAAGTTTCAAAAAATAATGATAATGATATATTAAATATTGCAAATAAGGATAGACATTCATTACGCTTTATGATAAGACATTATGCTGATGATGTTAAATATACATCTGATAATTTCATAGTTAAAAACCGTAATCAAATTGATGAACGTTTAACTGAAATATTTAAAAATGGATGCCCATTAATTAAAGAATTTAAACTTCCACAGAGAGAAAATAAAAAAAATTCTTTAAAAAAGAATAACCTAATTTATCAATTTCGGAAACAATTAAAAGAATTATTAAATACTATAAGTTTGACAAAACAGTATTATATAAGATGTATAAAACCAAATGATAAAAACATTTGTAATGATTTCGATAAAACTAGAGTATTAGAACAATTAAGATATTGTGGTATTATGGAAGCTATTAAAATTGCAAAAGCTGGATATCCTGTTAGATTATTAAAGAATGAATTTATTGACAAATTTTATACATTAATGAATTTTAGAAAAATTATTCCATTGAATGACTATATAAATTTATTTATTAATAAAGAATTTAATATAGAAAAATTAGAATATCAAGTTGGAATAACTAAAGTATTTATGAAGAAACATATATATGATGAATTAGTAAAAAACAATAACGCTATTATTAATTATAATATAATTATCATACAAAAGTATTTTAGAGGATGGAATCATAAACGAATTTATTTGAATATTCTCTCTAAAATTAAGAACATACAAAGAATTTGGAAGTATAAAATTTTACATAGAAATAAAAGTTCATTTATTATTTCTAACTTTATGAGAGCTCTAAATAATTTCATAAAATATAATAGGATCAGAGAGAATGTTATTTTAATACAATCATTATTCCGTATGCATAAAACTATAATTTTTTTTAAAAGAATTAAAGCTATTATTAAAATTCAATCAGTTTGGAGAATGAATAAAAGTATTAAATATTATAAAACTAAGAAATACGAAAATAACTGTGCATATAAAATTCAAAAACAATGGAGACATAATAAAAACCGTAATATTCTTGTAGCTAATATAAAAAAAATAATAGATGATAATAATGAATTTAATTTATTAAAATCTCAATTAAACAGAGAGAAAAAAGAAAAAGAAAATTTAATATTGGAAGCAGTGAAAATAAGTTATGAATTAGAATTAAAACAAAAAGAAACAGAGAGAAAACTAATAGAAAAAGAAAAAGAAATAGAGAGATTAAAAAATATTAATCATAATAATATACCTGCTAACACTGTTATATGTTTGAATGAATGTCCTTTGGATAATCAAACACACGATGAAATGGCACAAAAAATGGAACAATTATATTTAAGATTAAATAAAACCAGAGAAGCATTAAGATTAGAACAAGAAAAGCCTAAGTGTAATATTATGTAAATTATTCGTCAAGATATGTTAATTCATTATATTTGATGGTGTTTTTCTTTTTTTCTAGATCCATTTTTTATTATAATATTTATAATAAAAAACAATTTCATTTTTTTCTTTTTCTAGTTTTTCTTTTTTCACATTTTCTTAAACATTTTTTATATTTTTTAACTACACTTTCATAACACTTTATGCATTTGTTACTTTTTATTATATTTAATCTTATCTGTTTGATTGTTTTTCTTTTTCGGCGTTTTCGTATCTTTCGTCTTTTTTTTGTTTTCTTTTTATGTTTTTTTCTACGTCCTCCCGGCTGAATTTTATTTTTTTTAATATATTCATTATATCGTTGATCATAATTATTTTCAATATAATCTATCAACAGCAGTAATTTATTTTCACTAATATTTTCTATATCTATATCTCCTGGTAAAGATTCTTCAACTAAAATACTTACAACTTGTGGGTCTTTACCTGGAAAAGCTGCAAAACTCATATATATATATATATATTAAATACATTTTTCTTTTTCTTTATTTATTTCTCTTTTAATTTCTTCTTTGATTTCGGTTTTCATTTTTTGTCTTTTTTGATATAGTAAACTTTTTTCAATTGTTAACTTATTTTCCAAGATTCGTGAATAAATAGGATCATTTTTATAATCATTCATAAATTTAATTCTTCCCACAGGCGAAGGTGGTTCTTTAAGGTTTTGAGATTTTTTTGTATAACTCATTGCAAGTGACATTTTAATTTATAACAAAAAATATTATTTAAATCAATTTTTTGTGGAACGTTTTTTATAATAATCTATCATATCTTTTTGTTGTTTAATTATATTTTTTAAAGAATTAATTTGTTCTGTTTTTTTGTTTTTATATTTAGTAATTAATTGTTTATTTGAAGAAAAAGCTAATTTACTTATAATTAAATTATCCAAACCTTGTCTTTTATTTTTAATATCGTTTATTTTAGTTTTTACTTCATTAATTTGTTTTTTCTTTTCTTGAAGCATTAATTTTTTTGATTCTAGATTTTTAATATATTCTTTGTTGGGGGCATATTTTGTATAAGTTGTTGGATATTTAACTTGGTCTCTAATCTGTTCTTCTAAAGACTTTTTCATTTATAGAATAATTATATTATTTATTATTAATATTAATTAATTTGTATAACTTCTAAATCTTCTATTTCAGTATCTATTTTAATTCCTTCAGCTAAAGGTATTGGTAATTCTGGTATTTCAATATTAGTTTCAGGTACAACACGTTGAGTTCTTTGTCGATTTCTTATATAAATATTAGCTCTTTGCGAATAAATCATTAGTCTATAATATTTAATAAAATAAAAACAAACTAAAAATACAATTATAAAAAATAGCGTTATAAATGATAACAGTAGTATAATTTCAAACATATAATATTATTAAATTAGGTAGTAATTTTAAATATTTTAATTTAATGCTTTCTAGTTTTTTCGTGACGCCTTCTATTTTTTCTTCTTCTAGATCTTTTAGTGCCTTTTTTTCGGTACTTTCTCTTAGTTTTTTTCTTTTTTTTTTTTCTTTTTCTTGTTTTTCTTCCTCCCTGTAATAAAAGAGCAGGTGGGTGTGGTCCTAAGTACATAGGGGTAGCAGATGAACTACACATCTGGTTTATTATTGATTTAAAAGTAAACACATATTTATCATACCAATATCTATAATCACCTGCTATTTTTGTTTTTGGCGCAATCCTATTATTCTTTGCATCTCTTAAATCCCGTAAGTAAGTAGGAAATCCTGAACATACTTCAGGAGATATTGAAACATCAGGTCCTTCTCCACCAAATATAGATAAAAGTAATGCCATACAGGTTTTTGGTTGTAAAATAGTATCTTTATTTCTAACTAATAATCCTCCTTTAGAAAGTGCATCACGTGCAACATCAGCTGGTTGGTGAAGAGCACGGTGTCCTGCATCCCATTCAGTTTTTATAAGTCCAAAAACTCTTCTACTTATTGTTTCAATATACATTTGTCCATTTAGGTTAGCTCTTATATAATTACCTGAATTATTTGCCATTTTTCTTGTAATTTGTGCAATTCCTCTTACTTTACTTCCCCCTTCTAATATTCCTGGTTGGGGACCATAAACTGATTCTGGAAAAAGTCCTTTCCAACTATAAGCAGGGCTTTGAAATCTTTTTGGAACAATAACACCAGAAGGATATGTAATTTGTGTTAACAAATAACACATATCTTTTAATGTTATTTGATCCCATTTATCTGCAGAAAGAGTTGCTTGAACATCTTTAAAAAATTCATAAGCCCTTCTAGCAGTACCATCTGGGTTATTATCTCTGAAATATCTTAAATAAGCAGCTAGACATATATATAACTCTTGTCTTTCTTCCTTATCCATTATACTAAATGTTGATGTTGATTCTCTCTTCCAATTCATTAATTCTTTAGAGGGCTTACGTATAGTGGCACTTATTTTAGTTCTAAAATTGGTATGTCCTTCATGGAACATTTCGACCCTTCTTTTAGTAATTTTAAAGTGTTCAGCCCAGTAGTCTGCTCCGAAATATGCATTCGCCTTAGCCCTCTTCCAAAGGTCATCTTGTCTTTCTATAGAAATTCTGCGAAATCTGTCGTGTTCACCAACTGGAGAACAATTTGTTAAATATATTTCAAATTCAGCATTATTCCAAGACTGAAATGTTCTTAGAACTCTTATCATATAACTAAGATGAACCGATTTTAATTTTTTGGCACTATTTTGAACATGATTGCAAAAGAAATTATAAATATCACCTCCTTGTTGAGTGCTAATACCACTAGTAGATGCGAAAGTCCCAGACCCCCCAAAAGAATCTAGAATTTGTATCCATTTATTTTTCACTGGATGGTAAGCCCATATACCAAAATGTGTTGGGGCTCCATCTTCATCACCATCTAATAATTCATCAAATATATTACCATTATTAAACCAAGTGAATGCATCAAACATATGTCTTAAATTTTCAGCATTATTTATTCCAGTATGTTCACAATCATCCGCATCAACATCATCTTGTGCAAGATCAGCTAATTCGGCTCTAAAAAGATTTCTTCTTGTAGAAGCACAATATGTGTTCCAATCAATATCTCTACCCATATATCTTTCAAACCTTTTTACCCAATTGTTATGTTTAAATAATTCCCTGAGATTTATATTAGTATCATTATGTGTCATTAATACTTGTAAAGGAAAGACCTGTCTACAGAGACGAGTATTTCCAGGTAATGGTCTAATGTAATCTTCATACTTTAATCCATAAGTGCCAGCGATTCCACCACCGTGTGCAATAATCATAAACTTTACGGTTTTTTCAACCCGAACAGGCCAATTTGTAGGGTTCCAATCTATATTTGCGGATGGTTGTGGTTTTAATTTATAATCAGGATTTGGTATACTAGGATTTTCTTGCCATGACATAATTATATATAATAAGTAAATATATAATTTATTTTAAATATCGTTTGTAATATTGTTTAAATCAACAGTAACAGTAGGTATTAATTCTTCTTCGTCATTATTTTCTATATCTATATCATCATTATGAATAGCACTATCTATTAATGCTTCAGCTTCTTGTAAAATATCATAATTAAATGGATTTTCAATTGGTGAATTTAATATTTCATCTATACTATCACGTAAATTTTGTGGTAATTCAAAAGTTAAGCTATTACTACTTTCATTTAAACTATCGATGCTTTCATCTAAACTATCGATGCTTTCTGAATGAATGGGTGGTAAATTAATTGGTCTAGGTAATCCATATGGTAAACTACCTCTTGTGCGGGTTCTTCTAGGCCAACACAGTCGATTTCTACAAAACTCAGAATTATCTTCAAAAAATTTAATTAAGCCTTGTTCACATTTATCATTATACATCATTCTTTTAATAGGATTACAAGATTCAGTAGCATAGAGATGCATAAGAAGATATTTTTGTAATTTATTAACAATTTCTATTTTTTCAGTAATTTCTGAATGTTCTGATATATATGTATCACCAATTTGTGTTTTTCTTTCTCTTAACATGTTAACAATATCATAAAGTTTTTGCATTGATGAACTTTCGTTATAAAAATAGCAATTAATTGCTTTATCCTTAAGGATAGGATAACACTTATATTTAAAGGCATCAATATTAAAATTATGAGAAAAAAATGCTTGTATAGATAAAGGAATATTAAAATCGGTTTCTTTTAATTTAAAATAAATAGCATAAAGATGATTATTTAAAAAAAACTCTCTAACAAATGGATTCTTAGGAATAGTAGGATTTGGCTTAATGCCAAGTGTATTTAGTAAAGCATCTTTCCATAATTTACATAAATCAGATAATCTAAAAATATATTTTGTATTCAAATGAATCAATGCAATCTTTTGTTTTTCAGGAAAATTAGAGAGAGGATTAAAACGAATATCACAATCCATATCAAATTTTTTAGTAAATTTAAATTTTATAAAATTGCAAAATCTTATTAATGAATGATAAACAGTTTGGCTTTTATAAAAAATATCTAAAAACATTTCTTTTTGTTCATCAGCTAAATATTTATTATTTAATATATTTTCTTTAAGAGCAGTAAATTTTGACACATGTTCATTATTATCCGCACTAAAAAAATACATAGGATATAGTGCAAACATCTTAGACTTATTAATAGTATTTAAACTTTGAAAATCACAACAATGTTCTTTTTTTATAACTAATTCTATAATATTTTGGAATAAATCCATTCTAATATATTATATTAATATTTAAAATCCAGGGTCATATTCATCATCAACCTGTCCCATATCTGTAGATGAAATAAATGTGGCAGTATTTGTAATTTCAATATTTTGTTTAGAACAAGGGTCATTGGAATTTTCTGTATCTAATTGAGATTCAATATTAATTTTTTCTTTTATATTTTTACTCTCTAATTGTTGTATTTTTTGGATATCTAACATCACTTGGAACGCAGAGGTTCCAAAATTACCTTCTTGTCCACACATAATATTAGCAGAAACACCAGTAAGTGGGTCTAATTCAGCGTGTCTAGCAGCTCTTAAGAACATTTCAGGTGTCTCTTCAAATGAAGCTTTTGCAATAGGTCCAATATCGTCATTATTAATACCGTGTCTAAATACACTTACCATTTTTTCAGTTACAGTCATTCTGTCACAAAGCAATGAAAGATGCCTATGATTGATATAAGAACCATTAAATTCAATACAATCAACAAACTCATTATATATTGTTTGTCTGGCAGCTTCAATTCCCAATGTTCTGTAAACTTCTTGAATATCATTGCTAAAACTCTTTTTATTATCAATAAAATCTGTAGAAAGTATATCTTTAAGGTTAGTTCCAACAGTATCTAGAACCCATGTATCACATTTAGAATAATTACCATCAGACAATTTAGTATCTCCAACAGATTTTCTTAATATAACCTTTGGAATATTTTTAATACCACGTAAAATAATATTATCAAGTATATTCTGTTGAAAATTTTTAAGTTTATATATTTCATCAGTTTGATCAAGTGATTTCTTTTTACTAGATGTTATAGAATCAGCAAGTCTCAATCTAAATACTAATTTATCATCATTATAATCATTAAATATACATTTAACATCCTTTTTATAACTATTTTTAATAGCAAAGTGGATATCATCTATTGATATGTTCCTATCAAGCATTTTTTCTCTATTTATTTCAAGGCGCACAATCCATTTTGATAAGACAACATCTTCTTCAAGACTAACACCTCCATTACATTCTTCCATAATTTTGGAAAATTTATGGTAAGTTTCCATTAAAACTTTATCATCTTCAATAAGACTATTCATATCGTCCGGGTCAAAGCAAATACTAACTGTATCAACAACATCGCGCAGACAGGTATATTCAAGAATATATCTATATTTTTGTGCTTTCTCTACATCTTCATTTTCGTGTTCTTTTAAACAAACCGTAATTGATGGATTTTTCGGATTTTCAGAAAGAGAGAGGATTTCTTCAATACGTCCTAAACCACGTGTGACATTAGACTTAGAAGCAACACCAGCCATATGGAAAGTATTAAGAGTAAGTTGCGTAGTAGGCTCACCAATACTTTGAGCAGCTATCATACCAACCATTTCTCCAGGATTTACAATAGATTTTTTATATATTGTTTCAATATTAGCTAGTAATAATATCAAAGCTTTCTTATTATATCTACGAACCGTAAGTAGTTCTTTAGGAGACATATTAAACATATAGAATGCTTTAAATAATTCAGTTGGAGAATTATGATATAATTTATTGAGATTAAGTAAAGATTTTTCTACCATTTTATAACATTCTAGTGGTGTAATATCAACCATTGAATCTTTTTGAATATGCATTTGTTTTTCAATATTCCCCGTAATACGACTAATATTTATTGGCAAATGAACTTTAGATTCAAAACGTCCCTTAAATACATTCGTTACCAATAAATCACGAATATCAATCATATAATTAATAATTTCCTTAGTTTTCTCAACAAGTTTAGTTTTTTGCTTAGATAATCTTTTAATAGTTGATTTTGTAAAGTTTGTTGTAACTAAAGCATCAGTAAGATCATCACCAGGAATTTGGAATCTAGCATAAATATCTTCAATAGTCATTTTTGATAATGGGAAATGTTGTGTTTCAATCTTTGTAGGGTCAATTCCATCATCGCCATATCTAAACTGAACAATTCTATTTTTACTATTTCTTACTGTCATATCATAATGAATTTTTAAATCTTCCATAGACTTAATTAATCTTCTCTGAATATAACCAGTACTACTGGTTTTAACTGCGGTATCAATCAATCCTGTTCTACCACCCATAGCGTGAAACCATAACTCTTCAGGTGTTAGACCGCCAATAAATGAACTTTCTACAAATCCTCTAGCTTCTGGCGAATCATTATATTTTGAAAAGTGAGGAAGCGTTCTATTTTCAAAACCATATGGAATTCTCTTACCATCTACATTTTGCTGTCCTAGACAAGAAATCATTTGAGCAATATTAAGCGTAGAACCCTTAGAACCAGCATTAACCATAATAACAAACCTATTATCAGCACCTAAACTATTTCTTCCGATTTTACCAGCTTCTTCACTACCTTGATTCAGAATAGAATTAACACGGGTTTCAAATTCTATTTCATTACTTTTACCAGTATTATTTTCAAATACACCAATATGTGTTTGATCAATAAGACTTTTTACTTCATTTTTCTTTTTTGTAATAGAAGCTCTGATTTTATTATTAGTTGTCATATTTGAAATCAAATCACTAATACCCACGCTATATGAAGTTAATTTCATATATTCTGTAACAATATCCTGTAATGCATTAATAAATTTAGCAGCTTTTTTATGTCCAAAATCATTAAATATTGATTGTAAAAGACCATTTGAGCCAGAACCGAAAACTCCCTTATTTAATTGCCCACGTTTAAAAGTTCCATTTACAATTTCAATAATATTATTTGAAACTTTCTTATCCTCATTAGCACCTAATCTACCATTTGAAAATTTAGCAGTAAATGGTGGTAATATCTGCGAAAGTAACTCAAAACTAGTTACTAATTTATCAGGATTTGAAAACAATTCAATATCAAATTCATTATGTTTCATCAACAAATTCATAGCATGTCTTGTATCAAAATTAATATCCTCTCTTGTTAATCTATATGCGGATAATAATGAATCTTGGAAAATACCAACAATTGATTTATTATTCGCTGGAGAAATAATTTGTCTACTAACTGCTGCAAGATTTTTTAATTCTGACACAGCTTCATAATCTTGTGGACCATGCATATTCATTTCATCACCATCAAAATCAGCATTATATGGTTTTGTATCTGCTACATTCATTCTAAATGTTAAGCCTTCCTTCATTACCTTTGCAATATGACACATCATACTCATTCTGTGTAGTGTAGGTTGCCTGTTAAATAAAACTGGGTCACCATCTAAAAGATGACGATGTAATGTGTCACCTGGTTCTAAATTAATAGAATTTCTATCAACATATCTTAATGAAATGGACTGACCATCTTTCCTTTCTAAAATCTTAGCACCAGGCCAATTATCAGGACCATTCCTCAATAATTTTGTCATAAACTTCAAATTACGTTTATTAATCTTTTCAGGAAATGTAATATTCTTAGCTACTTTAATGGGAACTCCGAGTTGTTCAATGCCAATACTTGCATCTGGTGTAATAACACTTCTTGACGAATAATCTACACGCTTTCCCATTAGATTACCTCTTACTCTTCCTGTTTTACCAACTAATCTTTCTTTAATTGATTTCAATGGTCTTCCTGATCTCTGTGCCACTGATGCAACACCTGGTATCCTATTATCAACCATAGTAGCAACATAATATTGTAATACAGTTGCCCAATCATCAATTACTTTAGATGCGGCATTTGCTTGTATCTTCTCCTGTAAAGTTTTATTTGCCTTAATAATATTAACTATAATATGTGAAATATCATCTTCACTTCTTTGCTGAGAATCATGTTTTACAGAAGGTCTAACAGATGGCGGTGGAACTGCTAATACCTGACAAATCATCCAATCCGGTCGTGACCACACAGGACTAAATCCTAGAAAACTAACATCATCATCACTAATTCTTCTAAAGATCTTAAGTACAGTCTCTGCTGTAAATTTCATAGTTATTTTATCTTTAACAATGCCATCATCATCTGCAATGCCATCCTTATTTGGCCATTCTGCTATAAGAGTAGAAAGACCCTCCTTATAAATTTTCTTTGGTTGCTTACAATTACAACCATTATTACAATTTTCTCCACATCGTTCTATTTTGCTAGCAATTGAAAATATCTTTTGCCAACGTTTTCTTGAATCCTTTATATCTAGTAAATATTTGTATTTCTTTTTACTAATTAGAATATTACTACATCTAATACAAACACATCTTAAAATCTTTATAATTGTATTTAAATATTGAATATAAAACACCGGTTTTGCTAATTCCATATGACCAAAATAACCTGGAGTTTTCATATAATTCAATCCATCTGTTGGGCAAATTAATCCAGGATCTAAAACACCCATCCTTGGATCAAACAAGCCACCAATAACAGGTTTATTATTTACATAAGTTTCACGTGATGTAATTTCAGCTACGGAACCGTTCCTTATTTCTTCTGGACTTAAAATACTAAATTGCACTCCTATAACTTTTGAACTTTTCATCTCAGAAATTTCACTAGGCATATTATACTAGTTATATAATATTTAGATTCTTTTTCAATTTATTTTAATTAATAAGTTTTTGAATATATAAAAAAATTGATTTAATTTATTATTTAAAAAATAGATAATAATTAAATAAAATGCCAAAAGATAAAGATAAGAAAAAAAAATATAATCTAAGGAAAAATACTAAAAAAAAGTATAAAAAAAATCAAGAATCTGATAGTGATAATTCTGATAGCGATTGGACGCCAGGTTGTGATGATGATTTTGACTTGCTAGAATATCAAAAATTTATACAAAAAATATTTCCATCTAAATCAGGAAAAGAAAGAGTAAAACAACTTAATAAAATAGATAAATTAGTTAAAAAAACTAATAAAAAAAAATCTTGCAAGAAATCTCGCAAGAAATCTAAATCAGATAGTAGCATTGAAGAAGATGAATCTTCGGAAGAGGATGAATATGAATATGATTATGATGAAGAACAGGTTGAAGATATTGTTATTAAAACAAAAAAGAAGAAAAAGAAAAAGAAAAATAAATCTTCTACAGAAGAAGAAGAAATAGATGATGATGAAGAGGATGAAAATGAAGAGGAAGAGGAAGTTGATTGGGATGGTGATTATGATGAAGAAGAGATTGAAGAACTTAAAGCTGCATTAGGAGAAAATACTAAATTCAATATTATATTTACAATTGGAAATCCTAATGGTGGTTTTGGTGAAGAAGAAGATGATACTTTTATGGATTATGATGAATACCAAGCTAAAATGTTAGAAGATAGCCCAAAAAATGAAGTCATTAAAAAAAAGAAAGAAACCAAAGAAGAAGAAACTAAACCTGATGATAGATTGTTTGAAAAAACACAAAGAGTATGGCTTAAAACACCCAAAATGAACAGAAAAAAGACTGGAACTATTAAAAAATGTTGGAAAAAATCTAATCATTATGATGTTAAATGTGATGACGAAGAATTTGGACTTGTTAAAAAAGTAAAAGCTAGATATATTCAAAAGATTGATAGTGAAGAAGCTGATATGATGAATTCTATGGAAGAAATCAAGGAATTATTTAAACTTAAACGTTCTAAAGGTTCTGATGCAGTCATGAAGAAATTGGAACAATATACTGAAGCTATGGAAAAAAAGAATAAAGTAAAGAAAGAAAAAGAAGAAGAAAAAGAAAGACATAATAATGTATTTAAATTAAGAAAACTGCTACAAAGAAAAAATCAAGTGAATGATTTTAAATTCTTTCGTTCAATGACTATTGAAAAACAAAGAAAAATTATAGATGAAGTTAAAAAAATTAATGAACATACCGAGGTAGATAAACCACATAGAATTACACTATTGGAATCTAATATACCCACTGCTTATAAAGCTAGTGCACTCAAAAAAATTAATCTTTTAAGTTATATGAACCCTGATACTGGAGAATACTTTAAAATTAAACAATGGGTTGATAATTTTATGCGTGTTCCATTTGGTAGAGTTCAAAATTTACCTATAAAATTTGATGATGGTATTGAAAAATGTAACGAATTTATGGAAAATGCAAAAAAAACTCTAGATGAATGTGTTTATGGTCTTGATGATGCTAAAATGCAAATACTACAATTTATCGGTCAATGGATTAGCAATCCAGATGCTGTTGGTAGCGCTATTGCTATTAAAGGACCACCTGGAACTGGTAAGACTACTCTTATCAAAGAAGGTATTAGTAAAATTTTACAGAGACCTTTTGCTTTCTTAGCACTTGGTGGTGCTACTGATAGTTCATTTCTTGAAGGACATTCATATACATATGAAGGTAGCCAGTGGGGTAAAATTGTTGATATCCTAATTCAGTCTAAATGTATGAATCCACTAATATTCTTTGATGAATTAGATAAAATTTCAAATACACCAAAAGGAGAAGAAATTACAGGTATTTTGACACATCTTACTGACACGACACAAAATTCTCAATTTCACGATAAATACTTCTCTAGTGTTGATTTTGATTTAAGTAAGGTTCTATTTATATTCAGTTATAATGATGAAAGTAGAGTTAATCCTATTCTTAAAGATAGAATGTATAGAATTCATACTGATGGATATAAAAATCCACAAAAACTAGTAATTGCAAAACAATATCTTATTCCTAAGATTGAAAAAAGTGTTAACTTTGAAAAAGACCAGATTATTATTAATGATGAAATATTGAATCATATTATTGATAATTTCACTGAAGGTGAAAAGGGTGTAAGAAATCTTAAAAGATGTCTTGAAATTATATTTACTAAACTAAATTTGTATAGATTAATGAAATCTGATACAAAGTTATTTGATAATAAGGAAGTATTAAAGGTGGAATTCCCATATACAGTTAAACAAGATGATTTGAAGAAACTTATTAAAAAGGGTGAAGAATCTAGTGTTCCGTTTGGTATGTATGTTTAACTTTTCAAAACTAGTTTAAAAAATTAATTTTTTTTCTTATTTTATTCTTTAATTCATCAATCCATTTTGGTATAACCACATCATTCCATATCCATATACCGTTTGCCATTCTTGTGAGATTATTTCCCATTTTATTTTTTTTTAAATGTTGTAATGTGTCTTTAAACCAATACCAATGTATAGGACATATATTTCCATTATTTATATTTCTTAAATTACATTTGCGACATTTTGTTTGATAAAAAATTAATTTTAATTCATAGTTTACTTTATCTATCATATCATAAAATAAACCTTCATATTCATATATTTTAATCCATAGTTCAGGTGGCAAAATGATATTCATAAAATATTAATTTATTTTATTTTATTTCTTTTTTCTTTTTCTTCTTTTTTTTGTTTTCTTTTTCCTGGCAGTTCTTTTTCTCGATATTGTCTTTTTCATAGTATTCATTTTTTTTAATAAATGATCTATTGTAAATTCAATTTCTTCTTTTTCTTCTGGATTTGGTATATCTCTTATTTTAGTTTTTAATGTTTCTATTTTAGTATTCAGATTTTTTATTTTATTAGTGAGTATATCATATCTCTTCCTTTTTCCAGAACCTCGTTTCTTTTTTCTACCACCAAAATAAAATGAACTTTCCTTTGATTCACCGGCTCCGCCTGCTCCACTAGCAGCTGAATCTCTATAAAATACATCTTTAAGGGGAAAATTCATATTTAACATTCTCTCATCTCTCATTCTTGTTATATTCAATATCTTAATTTTGGTATTACCTCCAGCAACATTTCCAAACATACCTTTATTAGCAGCAGTTAAAATATCTTGTCCTAACTTCACATTAAATATGAGTTTTTCTAACCATACCTTTATAGGTATAATATCACAATTAAAATCTCTATAACTACAAGATTGTTCTTCTAAAATATATAAACCATCTGTTGTATAGTTTTCTCTATCTTCTATATCATCATCTAATCTGCCAATAACAGTAGCATGAACATGACCATCATAATTTCCAATAGTAATATATGCCATTTTTCCTGGTAAAATATTTTCAACAAATTTATTTATAATTGCATCTATTTTTGCTGGAGCTGAATAAGCAAGCCCACCTACTTTAAAAATTTTATTTTCTATTTCTAAAGACCATAAATCCTCAAACCTGGCTGTTATATAACTACATACAAAATGAAATCCACTACCAAACATAGTTAAATCCTCGTGTATTGATTCTATGGGATATTTTCTAGCTGAACTATTCAGAACAGAACCGTTTTCATCCAGTTTTACATCATCACCATAAATAAATTTATGCCATAATAAAAGATGACCTTTTGATTGAGGATCTTTATCAGAAATAAATAATCCATCTTGAATTTTTTTTGAAATTTGATCCCATAAACCTTTTTTTTTTAAATATAATTCACATAGTATCATTTTTACTAATAATATTACAGTATGTTCGTTAATTCCTGCATGTCTTTTTCCTTCGTGCTCAGCTTTTGCTTTTGACGCTAAATATATTTTTGACGCATTTTTTATAACCTCGGTTTCACCAAACATAACATATAAAGAAACTAAAGTACAATCCGTCGCACAACTAGCTTGTTTCCAACAAGTACCTGGTCTAAGAGATAATGGGCGTAATTCGCACGGAGGATTAGTGCAATAATGGGCTGACCTTCCTGGATGTGTTATATCACAAAGATGTTTCATTGTAGCAGGTCTTGAGGATAAATTAATACGAATACCACCTTTTTGTTTTTTTCTAGTTTTTTTTTTATTTCTTTTATTAGTTTTTTTATTAACCATATATATTTACATTAGATTTTAGAAGATGTTTTGGAGTATCCAATAATAATTTTAATGTTTCCATTTTGAAATTTTTATCAACAAATGAATATGTACTTATTAATGCAGTACCATTATTATAGTTATTAGATAACTGAGAATTAGAGAAAACTTCAATCCTATATGTTTCATAGTTTAAATTATCATAGTATTTTATAGATGTGTTTGAAGACCAATAGTAATAAGGATAATGATATCTTATAATTTCACTTAAATAATTTACTGATAATTTTTTCCAATTCCAATAATTATTCCAATTAAAATATAATGGTCTAGAACCATCAACAAACTCTAAAATTTTATGTATAACTAAATCAGGTAAATTCATAAATAGTATTATTTTAATAAATAATATTATTATTAAGTAATTTTTACAATACTACCGACCTCTTCCTGCAACACGTCTACGTCTAAAATAATAATAAGAACCACAACCTCTAAATCCTAAACTCATCCCAGCAGTCTTTCCACGACCACTTGTTTTTTTAGCTCCACCACAAGCTGAACAGGGCATTATATATAGATACTAACATAATTATTTTTTTTGTAAGCAGGTTTAATATTTATCTCAACATCAAATAATTTATTAAATTTATAACATTTTAATAATAATAAATGGTCATTTTCTAAATGTTCATAACAATTGTTAATTCTATTTCTCTGTATAAAATTAATTATTCTATCTTGAACATAAAATTCAGGTATTCTATTATAAATCCTAGGTTTATAAGATAAGCAATTTGCTTGAATAAAAAGTAATAAAATAGAAAATACAAATAACATTTAATGTAAAAAGAAATATAATTTTAAATCATTTAAATATAAGCTAGTTAAAAACTATATGTCCAAATCAGAAGACGACCAAGAAGAAAATGAAATAAATTATGATTCAATTTCAGCATTAGATTTAATTATAGAACATAAGGCAATATTAGAAAGAGATATATGGTCATTGAATTATAAAATAGATGAGCGCAAGGAATTATTAGAAAAGATGAATCAATATATTCAGAATAATTGTGAACACGAATATACTATAGATTATATTGATTCTATGAAAAATTATAGCAAAGGTAGTCAAAAAATAATATATTGTACAAAATGTGAAATAGTTAAACCAATTAAGCCAACGACCTTATACACATTGAATAGTAAAGGCGATTAATAAAATACATTAAAAATGGTTGTGTAAGAACTAAATAAATAGTAGTGAATGACATAGATTTTTTCTTAGAGAATAAATTAGCAACTACTGAGAGAAATGAAAAAGCAAAAATGGAGAAAAATATAATTGATAAATAATAAAAATAGACACAATAGCCTTTATCTAAGGGACCGAAAAGATATTCCATAGTTGGAATCATTTTATAATATAAATATATATATTAAAATTTACATTATAATACATTCAGCTTTTGGAACGTGAAAACATTTGCTTTCTTTATCTTTTGAATTACAAAAAATACAAACACCATTCTTAAAATTATGTATTGAACAACTTTTTCTTGGATAATTAAATCTATCAGGTAATCTAAAATGTACACCACATTTCATACAGTGTGAAAATTTGGGATTTAACTTTACATAATTTTTATCGTGAACACAATTATTTTTAATGCATAAGTTACCCATATTAAATTATTAAATTATTATATTAAGAAGTTTTTAATTAAAACTCACCAATAATTCTATTACCTGCTCTAGAATTTAAATATTTACTTTGTTCAGCTGTTAAACCAACACAACCAGTGCTTTTACTATAACTTGATGGGCAATGAGTATGTGTTCCTTTATTTTCTTTAAAAAAGAATAATGTTCCATTAAGAGGAACTTCTGTTCCATTAATTACAGTTTCTCCTAAATCAGTTGTTGGTTTTTGTTCTCCATCCCAAGAACCTTTAACTCCATCCCCCATTTTATAATCTAACGTTGCTTCACCGAGAGATTTTGCAACTTGGAATGCTTCTATAAAATTTAATTTTGAACAACTACAAATTAAATGTCCAGATAACACCAAGTACAAAACAAGCATTAATATAAGCAATTCAACTCTGAAAGTAAAACCAAATAACTTTAATTTCATATATATTTTATAAATATAAAATTAAATTGAATGTACAAATTTTTTACTTTCCCATATAATAGGTTCTAATAATCCGTTATAGTCATAAAATCTAATACCATTCATTATAAAAAATTTGTTATTTGTTACAATATGGTATAAATAATTTATATTATCTACAGATTCTCCATAAAAATCTAATGTGCATAATTTGCCAAGTTTATTATCGCTTATTCTTATATTTGGGCCTCCAACAAATTTAAAATCACCGAAACTGTATGCTCTAACGCCATTTATACTCCTTGCATCAATTTTAACAATAGCAAAAACCCTTTCACCATATTTTAATTGATCATTCGGTTCTAAATCTTTTATATTAACTACTCTTCCATCTTCTAGTTCTATTTTAGTAGAACCAATAAACCCGCCATCTAAATATTTATGTATTAATTCCGTTTTGAATTCATTTGTTATATATTTTCTTGTTGAATATTTTAGTTTTTCAATATCTAATGAATCTACTTCATCCCAATCCATAAATGTAAAATTATCTATTTCTATAATTTTATTAGACGTATTGAGACAATAAATATAGTTTTTATTATAATTATTAATTTCTATAGCTTTAGGATGTTCTTTAACATTAATCCAACCAAATTGTTTATATTTAACTTTATGTTCACCGGTAACAATAATATCATTTAATTTATACATTATAGTATTTGTATTTGCAATTTTAAATATAGCAGTAATCGTAGAACCATTTTCTAAAATATCGCCTGGGTTTATGTTTTTCATTTTTTTAGTGCCTTTTTTTAAGTTAACAATAGTATTTTCATCAAAACATCCTCCTTCTGGTTCATTAGGCATATCATTATCTGTTGTTAAATTCATTACTCTTCCTAAAGATAACGCTAAAGCTGCAAAAGGAATTGAAACTAGTAAAAATAAAGCAGTCATAGTACCTGCTGCAGCCCAAGTCCAAGGAAAAATCCACATAATAATAATCAGAGCAGCCAAAATAATTAATATTTTAATAATGATCTCTAAAAATGCTCCCATAAATGATTTTAATGCCATATATGATGCAACTAAGGTATATAATGCTGTTAGCATTACAGCTTTCACCTTATCAAATATTACATTTACATTTATTAATATTTTTCTTAATTGCGTCATAACATTTAATATACGACCCATTATATCGGATATAATTCCTAGCATTGTAAGTCTTATAAAATTAAAAATTTCTCTTAATTTTTGTAACTGATTCATTAAAGAAGTAAATAATTTAGTTAATAGGGAACTTGTATATTTTAAAGGCAATGTTGAAGTATCAACTACTTTTCCCAAAATCATAGAAATGCAGTATGAAAAATTTTCACCTGTGAATTCAAAAATAGTTTTTCCTGGTTGGGGATTTATTAAACCTGCAAACGGCAAAACATATGGCTTACATTTATTTTCAGCCCAATTTGCCTTTAAAGGTTTAATATTAGATTGTATATAAAAATATGATAATATAATAAATACAACTATAATGGTTAAAAATGTAATAACAACCGACCCTCCATATTTATCTAAATAACCTTTTTTTTCATAAATATTTTTGATATAATCTTGCATATTATCTTATATAATATATTGATAATATTCAAATAAATATAATTTAATCTTCCCAATCCCAAAAAGTATATTCTCCAATAGGAATTAGATGATCACTTGTAACTAAACAGCTATAAACATCCGAAGTTTTATCACTTAGTTCAGATTTATCATAATCACAAACATCCATAAAAACATTTGTATCCGGATTGCTTATTTTATGAGAACCAGTAACATAAATATAGTCTTTTAATTTTTCACTATAAATTTTATAATATTTTTCATCTTTATTTGCTTTAATTCTTAATACTGCTAAAACTTCACTACCATTTTCTAAAATACTTCCTAATTCAATGTCTTTCATAGCTATCATTTGTCCTGATTTTAATTTAAGTTTAGTTTTTGGATCAAAACAAAGAGCCCGCATAATCTCTCCTACAGGTCCATTCCATAAACTCATCCCTAGTTGCATTTGTCCTTGAATTAAATAAGCAATTACCGCAGCAATTCCAAATAATTTCATAACTAAAAATTTTAATCCTATAATTATTTTTTTAAATTGAATTAATAGGTTAATAAAAATAGAAAATATATCAAATGTTAAATTACCTAAAGTATCTCTTAAATAATTTTGCAGTTCTCTAAGTTCCTGTAAACCATTTGTTAAAAGACCTCCCAATTTCCCAGTCATATAAGCGGTGTATTTTAAAGGCAATAGAAAATATCCCATCATATTTTTCTGCATAGAAGCAATGCAACCAACAAAATTTGTTACAGGATTTTTGTCAAACATAGATGCCAAAGGCATAATCATTGGATTACATTTATATTCAGGCCAATTATTTTTAATCTTTTCAATTCCTATTAATAAAATACTTACAAAATATAACGTTATAAAGAATAGAAAAATTATAACAGTTAGACTAATATCTCTAAATCTCATACTAAAATATAATGTTATTTTAATTAATTTTAAATAACATTATTTTAAAACAAACCTTTAAAAATATTTTTATTACAACTACTACAATTACCTCCACCTCTTATCTTTTTATGTTTTCTTTTGGTTTTTCTTCTCTTGCTTTTTCTTTTGCTTTTTCTCTTGCTTTTTCTTTTGCTTTTTCTTTTGCTTTTTCTTTTGCTTTTTCTTTTGCTTTTTCTCTTGCTTTTTCTCTTGCTTTTTCTTCTGCTTTTTCTCCTTTTTCTTCGTCTTCCTCCTTTTACAGGTTGTGGTGTTGGAACTGGACCTGTTTTAGTATCAGCACCGGCTTGTTCTAATGTATTACCTAAATCTGTCATTGGGCCACCTTGTTTTTCACTCATAGATACAATAGGTGGTAATATTTTTACTTTTTGAGGAGTAGGAGGCCCACCACCAACCATAGCTAAATCAGCAGATCTTTCTTGACTTTCTTTCATTTCATTCATTGCTGAACTCATTGTAGTAGGTGAATTTATTTCAAAACCATTAACGCCATCATTATCAACTTTGGGTCTGCCCATTTATATTATAAAGAGAAATTATAATATAAACGAAAAAAAAAATAAATAATATATAATGGATGAAAGCCAACGTTTAAACTTAGAAGAAATGTTAAAACATTCTGATGTTGAAGATAATACAGATAAAATTAGGAAACTTAAACATAGTTCAAAAATTAAAGAGGATGTTGAAACCTATATAAAATTAAATAAGAAATACGAACGTATGAAGAAAAACAATAAAAAAATTTTCAACCAAATGATGATAACACATATGAATTTCTTATGGACAAACTATACTAATATTTTTAATAGATTAATTAAGGATGAATTAGATTTAAAAATATTATCAAAGTTTATTAGCGTTTTATCATTGGTGGAAGATGGTAAGTTGAATCAACACGATGCATCAGTACAAATTGGTGAAATATTAAAAAGTTTATATATTGATAGTGCAGTAAAAAGACAGGAAAAGGTAGATAAAAGAAATGATAAAATTTCTAAAAAAGAAAAAATTATTAAGCCTAAAAAAAATATATCTTGGGCAGATTATAAAGCTAGATTAAATTGATTAAATAATTTAAACATATTAGAACTATAAATAAATATGAAATTAGTTATAGTTGAATCTCCAGCTAAATGTAAAAAGATAGAATCCTTTTTAGGAAATGAATATAAATGTCTAGCAAGTTTTGGACATATTAGAGAGCTTACAAATGGATTAAAATGTATTGATATTCAAAATAATTTCGAACCAACTTTTACAATTATGGAAAGTAAAACTAGAAATATTAAGACATTAAAAAAATTTATAAAAAAGGCTGATGAAATTATAATAGCTACGGATGATGATAGAGAAGGAGAAGCTATTGGTTGGCATATATGTAAAACATTTAATTTACCAACTCAAACAACAAAAAGAATTATATTTCGTGAAATAACTAAATCTGCTGTAAAAAAAGCTATTACAAATCCAGGCATATTAAATATGCAAAAAATATATGCACAACTTGCAAGACAAATATTAGATAGACTAGTAGGATTTATAGTATCACCACAGTTATGGAAAAGTATTAGTAGAAATACTAAGCAAAAATTATCTGCTGGTAGATGTCAAAGTCCAGCATTAAAAATTATATATGATAATCAAACACTAATTGATAATACACCCGGAGTAAAAGTTTATAATACAAAGGGAAATTTTACAAAACATAATCTAGATTTTGCATTAAATAAAGAAATATTAAATCAGGAAGATATGGTAGATTTTCTAGAAGAATCCGTTAAATTTGAACACAAAGTTAAAAAGGTAAACGAGTTAACTAATAAAAGAAAAATTCCACCATCACCATTAACTACAAGTAAATTACAACAAAGATCCTCAAATATATTACATATGTCACCAAAACAAACAATGATGACGGCGCAAAAACTATATGAAGCAGGATATATCACATATATGAGAACAGATTCGACAACATATAGTAAGGAATTTATAGAAAAAAGTAAACATTTTATTATTAGCGAATGGGGTAAAGAATATATTAATAAAAATATAAATAATTTATCATTAAGAAAGGGTAAAGGACAAGAAGCGCACGAAGCAATAAGACCAACAAAAGTTTTAAAAAGAGAGCTTCCAGCAAATACAGATACTAGACAAAAAAGATTATATGAATTAATATGGAAAAATACTGTTGAAAGTTGTATGGCAGATTCATTATATAATTTAATTCAGATAAGTTTACTTGCACCAAAAAAATATAAATATAATTATTCAGAACAAAAAGTAATATTTCCTGGTTGGTTAATATTAGAAGATTACAATAAAAATAATGAACTATATTCATTTATAAAAACACAATTGATAGGAGATATTTTACCATATAATAAAATATATAGTGAGTTTACATTGAAAAATATTAAAACACATTTTACAGAAGCAAGGTTAGTTCAGCAGTTAGAAGAAAAGGGAATAGGTAGACCATCAACGTTTTCAGGGTTAGTATCAAAAATATTAGAAAGAGGATATGTAAAAAAGATGGACATAGAGGGTAAAAAATTAGAATATAAAGATTTTGAATTGAAGGAGGATGAAATAAGTGAAATAAGTGGTAGTAAAATATTTGGTAATGAAAAAAATAAACTAAAAATCCAACCTATAGGTATAATTGTTTGTGAGTTTCTTTATAAAAATTATGATAATTTATTTAACTTTGAATATACAAGTAAAATGGAAAATTCACTAGATATAATTAGTAAAGGAGAAAAAATTTGGTATGATTTATGCAGTGAATGTTATAGTGAATTAAAAAAATTAACTAATGGCATTGATAATAAAAGAGAAGTAATAAAAATAGATGAAAACCATACCTATATGATTGCAAAATATGGTCCAGTAATCAAGTATGAAAAAGATGGAGAAACAAAATTTATGGGAATAAGGGATGATGTAGATATAAATTTATTAAGACAAGGTAAATATAAATTAAAAGATATAATGAAAGATGATAATTTTAGCGGTAAAAATTTAGGTAATTTTAAAAATTTAAGTGTAATATTAAAAAAGGGGAAGTATGGGCTTTATATAAATTGGAATAATAAGAATTATTCAATAAAGCATATAAAAAAAACTGAAAAAAATATAAAGCTCGAAGATGTTTTAGATGTTTTATTGGGGGAAAAAGTAATAAGTTCAAATATAATTAAAGAGGTAACAGATGAAATATCAGTGAGAAAGGGTAAATATGGTCCTTATTTATTTTACAAAACAAAAACTATGAAAAAACCGAAATTTATAAATTTAAAAGGGAAAGAATGGCGCGATGCTTCACAAAAAGTATTTGAAAGTTGGGTAAAAAGTGAAGTACAATAAAATATAATATTATAATATATTAATGCCAAGAGGTAAAAAAAGATATAGAAAAAAGAGAATACAAAAAGGAGGTGGTGAAATGACTGAAACTGCATTACAAAGAAAAGAAATACATAGCGATGGTGGTATGTCATTAATTCCCAAAAATGATAAAGTTAATAAAAATAGAAAAAAATTAAAGGAACTTACAGGAAAGGCAAGTTCTTTTATAATGAATTTAGGTTTTCATGGTATGGTTTTAATTGCGGGCTTTATAACCGCTGTAATATTTTTCATAATAGCATTAACTAAAATTGATTCTGGTGATTCATCACAGGATTTGATGACTACATATATTATTTTACTAACAATGACTATATTAATGTTCGGATTTTATATTAGCATATTATTAAAAAAAACAGATGGACTAAAACAAATATCTGCTCTTATATCCCCTGCGTTTAGTGTTATAGCCTCTTTGGCATTTGTACTTAGTTTAAATACTGATTTTGGTTCACAGTTATCAATAATATTAAAATATGTTCCAGCAATTAATGCTGCAAATATATTATTAGCAGCAGCTAGTTTATATCAAGTAAATTTGTTATGGAAATTTTTTGAATCTTGGAAAAAGGGTGGAATGAATACTATTACTGGAAAAACAATTGGAATGTTCGTATTTTTATTTATACTAATATTTGGATTAACAGTAACAGTAAAAACAAAAATTCGGGCGTATACTACATCTTGTAAAGATTAATTATTATTTACTAAAAATCTGAATGTTAATCCACATTCTTTATCACTAGTCCATATACCGGATATTTTTAGTAAAATATTTAATTTTTTTAATTTTCCTTTTTGAATTTTATTATCAGAAAAAATTTTAATATATTCGTTTCTTAATTGGTCATCAATTCTAAATACTGGTTTTAAATTGTAATTAAAATTAAAATCACTAATTATTTTTTGTTCTAATTTTTTAATAAAATATAAAATTTCTTTATTTTTATTTTTACAAAATGTGCATTTAATTCTATTAAAATAATTTTCAACAGATACATCTAATAGGTCAAATAAAAAAAGAAACCCATTTGATGTAAAATAACTATCAGAGTAATACATTTTATAAAAATATCCATTACTTAAAACATTATTTTTTATTTTTTGAGAAAATATTATACTATTTGGTTTATAAGTTTTATTATCAATACATAAAAACATAATTATAATATAATGTAATTTTATATTTAAGTCAAGATTCTTTATTCTCTGTTTAATAAAATATATAGTGATAAAATATTTAAAACTGTTAAATCATTTAAATTATCTAATTTTTTTATTATATTTTCACATTTTTTTATAGAATTTAAAAATTCTTTTTTTTTATGTTTGAGATAGAAAACCCATAAATTGCTGAGATTCGGGTGTGTCTCTTTTTTTTCATTTAAAGAATTAACAATATTTTCATAAACAGTATCCATATAAATAATTATTTTGAATATTTAAGTTATTAAACAGATAATTTATATATATATATTAATGAAATTTTGCGAAACAAAGTTTGAAGAATATATTAAAAAATTTAAACAAAATAATTTGCATCCAGAATTAGAAGATATATATAGTGGTTTACCAAATACTATTACTGAACATCCTAATTTAGTTTTCTATGGACCTAGCGGAATTGGTAAATATACACAGGCTTTACAATATATATCAAATTTTAGTCCAACTAAATTAAAATATGAGAGAAAAACTACAATAAATGCACAAAAAAATAAAGAATTCATATTTAAAATAAGTGATATACATTATGAAGTAAATATGGAAATTTTAGGTTGTAATGCAAAAATATTATGGAACCATATATATTGTAATATAATTGATATGATTAATTCATCACAACAATTACAGGGATTTATTATGTGTAAAAACTTTCATGCAATCCATAGTGAATTATTAGAAAATTTCCATACATATATGCAGACATTATGTGATAAAAAAATAAAAATATGTTTTATAATCTTATCAGAACAAGTAAGTTTTCTCCCTAAAAATATATTAGATAGATGTTATATTATAAACATCAAAAGACCATCAAAAGCTTTATATGAAAAATGTGCTGGTAAAAAAATCAAAAAGAAAAAAAAAGAAATTAATAATATTAAATTAGCAAAAACTTATTCTAATATAAACTTAAATTATAGTGACAAATTTATAGACAATATTATATTTCATCTAACAGAAGAAGAAAATATTAATTTTATGGAATTCAGAGAAAATATATATAAAATAATTGTTTTTAATATCGATATCTTTGAGTGTATATATAAAATAATTTTAAGATTAAATGATATGAAAAAAATAAAAAATAAAAATATTGTTAGCATATTAAAGCATTTATTTATATTTTTTAGAAGATATAATAATAATTATAGACCCATATATCATGTTGAATTATTTTTATTAAACGTTTATATTGAGATAAATAATTAAGATTATATTTTAATTATTCTCTCTGTTTTTAGGGAGAATAATCCAATATTAAATTAAATTATATTATGATTCATTTTCTTTTTTTTTTTGAACTGATTTTGACATATCTAATATTGTATTCCATAGTAGGTGTATATACCTATCATCCATTTTAAATGGATTAGTAATGCTTTTATTTTTCATATTATTATTTTGTTCTATAATTTTATTTATTATTTCTTTCTCCCTATTTTCATCAAGGATATTGATTTTATTTATTCTTTTTATTTCACCAATTTTATTTGATAATATTATCCTTTCTCTTAGATAAAATAATATCTGTGCATCAATATAATCAATTTGTTCTCTATAACTATTAATTTGTGATGTCATTTATCTTATATTTTATTCATTTAAAATTATATTTATATATAAATTTAAATGAATTATTATAGCGCTTGTGAGATTCTAGGATTAAATTTAAAGTATAATAATAATAAATTAAAATCAGCTTATTATAAGGCAGCATTAAAATATCATCCAGATAAATGTAAAGATGAAAATGCAGCGGAAAATTTTAAAAAAATAAAATCTGCATATGAATATTTAAATAAACATAAAAATTATCAACCTGTTAAGGATTATTCTAATTATAAGATTATTATTAAGGATGCAATTAAAATACTTATTCCAGGAATAAATTGGGATGATACATTTATTGATAGTACTATACACGGCATTATTAATGGTTGTCATAATATATCATTAAAAATATTTCAAAAATTATCAAAGGATAAACAGATGGAAATATATTTATTTCTCTCTAATTATTCTGATATTTTTAAAATAGATAAAAATACATTAGATAATATGTTAGAGATAATTAAAGGTAAATTTAAGAATGATAATATAATTATATTAAATCCAAATATAGATGATTTATTAAATTCAACTATATACAAACTAGAATTTTCCATAAAAACATTTTATATACCTTTATGGTGGAGAGAATTAACCTATGATTTATCTGGTAGCGATATTATAGTTCAGTGTGAACCAGAATTAGAATCACATATAACAATAGATGATAATAATAATATTATATGTAAATTTGAAGGAAGTATTAAAGAAGTATTTAAAAATAAATGCGTTAAAATTAAGTTGGGAAGTAAAATTTTAACAATACCCGCTGAGGAATTAAAAATAAAAGATTATCAAACTTATGTATTTAGAAATCAAGGTATAAGTTTAGAAAATGAAAAAGATATTTACAACACAGAGAGAAAATCAAATATATATGTTGATATTCATTTTTTCTAATTATAATATATATATGTCAGAAAATAGACTAACAAAAAAAGACATGAAACAAATGCAAAAAGAATGGGATGAAATTGATAAAGCTGAAGCAGCTTCTTCTTCAGCAGCAGCAGCACCAGCTGCTTCTGTAGGAGGAATGGGTGGAGAAGCTGTTGGTATGAATGATTTAACTTGGACACCACAGTCCTCGCCACCGCCAGGACACAAAGATGATGCAATAGCAAAAGAAATATGGAGATTAAATAAAATATTATATGGAGAAAAAATAAAAACACCATCAGCATCTGCACAACGTAATAAACGTGGTAGACAACCTGTTGCAGGTCAGGACAAAGGATCTGCTGATGCTAATATGGCATCTGCTTATCTAATGAATAAAGAGAGGCGACCGCCAGCAGCAGCTGCTGCGTTAGGCGACGATGTCCCCCAAGCAATAAAACTTACAAGAAGAGCAAAGAAATTTAAAGGAAAAATAATAGGAGGTAAAAGAAAAACTCGCAACAAGAGAAGAAAAAAGAGAAAAACAAAAAAGAAAAGTAAACGTAAAAAAAGAAAAAAAAGAAAAACCAGAAGAAAACAAAAAGGAGGAAGTAATATTAATTTTAAGCAAAAATTATTAATTAAAATTAAAGAAAATAAAACAGAATTAAAAAATCTTTTCAATAACTCTATGAAAAGATATTATAGAGGGAAAAAAGTAATAAAATTTGAAGATTTGACAAACATAGTAGAAAATATGGACGAAAAAAAATTAATAATGTATGCTGAAAAAATTGGAAAACTAATAAAAGAAAAAGACAATACAAAAAACAAGTTAGGAAAAAATCTAAGAGGTGGTAATCCAGAAGTGTTATTTATATTTTTGGGGATTAATAGTATATGTGCTATATTTGCACTGTTATTTTACATTATGTATAATCTAGTTTTCCCTGACGAAGTTGCATCTTTATATTTATTTATAGCAGGAGGACAAGAAGGTATAAGAAATAGACATCCAAACTTAACAGATGAACAAATAGAAACTAGAATTGAAGAAAAAAGTAAAGAATTTCAAGCATTTCTAGCTTTTACAAATTTTATTGCTTGTATGTTAGGCGCATTTAGTTTAATATACCAAATGTCGAACGAACCACCACAGCGAAGTTATAATCATATATTTGATTTTTCACTTATGTTAGAAGATTCTGGGCAAGCATTATAAGTTTTTGAATAATGAAAAGAAAAAAATTACCAGCAGTGGGGTTCGAACCCACGAAGCATACGCAGCAGATCTTAAGTCTGCCCCCTTTGACCACTCGGGAATACTGGTATTTATATTTTATAAATTTTATATTTTACATAATTTATATAATCTATTTAATTAGTGCTCAACAACAACCTTCTTACGGCGAACAATCTTCTTCTTTTTCTTAGGCTTTTCCTCAACTTCCTCTTCAACTTCAGCGGCTACCTTAGCAGCAATATCATCATCATCATCATCATCATCATCAAACGTTGGCTGGGTATGCTCCTTCTCAAAATCATCATCTTCACCATCTTCCTCTTGCAGAGCAAGTCGCTCTTCATCAGCTTCATCATCACTATCTGGAAGAACTGCACAAATACCAGAACCAACAAGATTCTGTGGAGGACGAACATTAGCCTGCTGTAGCCTCCAGCTACAACTAATACGACCAGCTGCAATATAAAGTCCACCACAAGTCATAATACCCTTTACCCAAGACTTAGACGGCACAAGGTCAACAGGAGTCTTACTTCCTTGGATTGTCTGTGCAACCTCAGGAGAAACCCTAGAACGGAAAGTTGGTTGTCCAGTCATATCAAAGAGGTCAACGGACCATTCACCATTATAACATCCTAGCTTAACCTTAAGGCTAGGGTCAGAAGTGAGGTCAGGTTCACCAGTATTCTTATCCTTACGATACTTAACCATAGGCCACCACATAGCCTCTGCAACCTCACGAATAATCTTCTTACGACCAAACCACTTAGAAGAATTAGTGACAGAATCACTAATAAGCTTACTTTGTAGCTTGACCATAATATCTAGAAACTTCTTACTGGATGAATTACTCTTATCAAACTGAAGTGAAATATCAAACTTATCAGGTGCCCCATTCTCACCCTCCCACTTATTAACACCCCAAGTAAATGTAAGGGGAAACTGAAGATTGATAGCCCGTCCACCGGACATAATCTTAATAGACTTACCACCACGTGCCCCAATCTGGGGGTCACTGTAGGTGATAGTGTCAACGTCAAAGTTCTTTGCTTTAATAATCTGTGTAGTGCTCATTTCTTTATCTTATAATTTATTATATCGTGATTATTTTTAAATCAATTTTTTTAACCTTAATAAGTTATTGACACGTGAATTCGTGTCAAATCTAAAATACAATATTAATAAACTATTTAAACTAAAAAATATAATATTAATATATATATGTCAAAAAGTAAGTCCCCAAAAAGCTATCTACATAATCGTTTATATGATAATATCGAACATTTAAAAAAAAAGAAAAGATGTAAGGTAAAGGAAAATGATTTTACAATATTAGAATTTAGTGAATATGAGAATTTAATTAATTACAATTATAATGTGAGCCAGTTAAAAAGGATAGCAAGAAATTATAAACAAAAAATTAGCGGCAATAAAAAAGAATTAATATTTAGATTATATAATTTTTTAAAGTATTCCTTTTATGCTACTATAATTCAGTCTAGATTTAGAGGATATATAAATAGGCTAGTATATAGCAATATAAATAAAGCAGAAGATTGTGTAAATGACACGGATTTTTTTACACTAGAATTATTAACGGAATTAAATAATAAAAATTTTTTTATTTTTAGAGAGAACGGATTTAATTATGGTTTTAATATAAAATCTATTTATCATTTAGTTAAACAGAAAGGTAAAGTATTGAATCCTTATACAAGAAATGAAATTCCCGAAGATATAATTAGGAAAGTAAAATCATATGTTAGAGTATCTAGTATTTTATGCCTGGATAATAATTTAAAAATAAAAAATGCGAAGGATAATTTATCAGATGAAAAAAAATTAGAATTAGATGTAATAACAGTATTTCAAAAGATAGATAATTTAAATAATATTTCAAATCCAAATTGGTTTTTATCTTTAGGGAGATTTAGATTAATTAGATTTTATAGAGAGCTAATAGATATATGGAGTTATAGATTACAAATAGAATCAGAAATAAAAAGAAATATAATTCCTCCTCATGGAAAACCTTTTCCAAGTCAACCACATTTTAATTCAATGTCATTATTTGAAACAAGAAAATTTGTATTAAGTATCATTGATAAATTTGTATCAAATGGAACTGCGGATAATTATAAAAGTTTAGGAGCGTACTACGTGTTAGGCGCATTGACTATAGTTAATCAAAATGCTGCCTACTCTATGCCGTGGCTTTTTGAATCATTTTATTATAGTCCTATGCAACAATAATTTTTTTTTGTGACGATTTTAGGTGTTAAATATATATATTTAAAAAAGGTATTTAAAAAGGAAACGCCAAAGTAGATTATAAAATGCCAAGAGCAAAGAAAACGAAGACCACTTCTAAGAAGAGCACTCCTGCTGCCCCTGTTGTTGAGAAGGTAGCACCCCCACAGCCTGTCCAGGAAGTCTCCCCTGAGGTTACAGCTGTCCAGACACTTTCTGACAGTTTTTCCGAGTTGCTTAGCCAGCTATCTGCGCTTCGCACGCAGCTTACTAGTGTAACATCTGCTGCCCGTGCTCTCCAGAAGCGTGCTGATCGCGAGCTTAAGGCTGCGCAGAAGCTTTCCAAGAAGCGCCAGCGTAAGTCTGGTAACCGTGCACCAAGTGGATTTGTCAAGCCTACCAAGATTTCCACTGAGCTTGCCACTTTCCTTGGCAAGCCACAGGGAACTGAGATGGCACGCACTGAGGTAACCCGTGAGATTAACAGTTATATTCGTGCCCACAAGCTTCAGGACCCTGCTAATGGACGCAGAATCCTTGCTGATGCCAAGCTTCGCAAGCTTCTTCGTCTTGGTAAGAATGAGGAGCTCACCTACTTTAACCTTCAGCGTTATATGAGCCCACATTTTGCTAAGAAGAACAAGCCGCTTGCAAATGCGAACTAAGCCGACATTCTTTATTTAATAAAAAATTTTTGTAATTAGATAATATTTAATATAAAATTAAACATTATCATCATCAAACAAAAGACCATTTACACGTTCTATATCCAGTCTTCTATTTTTAATTCGCATAAACTTAAATTGTTTAAGTGAATTATTATTATTTATATCATACATTTCAAATACTTTTCCTACCTCTTGTGATATTTGAATTGTAATTTTTTTTGTATTTACTAACCACTCCAAAAACTCGATCTTCATTTTTGATTTAATATATTTATTATATAACTTATAAAAGTAAAATATGTTTTTATCTGTAAAATTATAATCTGTTCCCGATAATACACACAACAGCTGAAAATTATTTTTATTTATACTAAGTTCATTTACAACATTTTCTAAACTATAAAAGTCAAACTTATGACCTGTTAAGCTAAAATTTTTCATTATGCGCTTACAACCATATGCAAACATATCTGTATCATTTGATAAACAAGCATACACTATATTTTTATTTACTAGTGCAATACATACCTCATCTGCTTCTCCTTCTGGCTGAATATATGGTAAACCACAAGCTTCTAATAATTCCTTTGCTATTACAATATCATTCAAATTTGGTCTACGAACCTGTTTCTTTAATTGTTTCATTACTTTTTTTTCTTCATCATCCATTTCTTTTGACTCTAAGTATTCTATTTTTTCAAATAATTTATGTCTTACCTCTCTACGCTTTTCAAGTGTTTTAATTTTATCATTTTTTCTTACAAAACCATCAAAGACAAATATTGGATTTATTCCATGATGTCTCAAAACAACACACATACGATATAGCTTTGATAACCAATTGTCTGATTCTCTCTTAAATAGGTGTAGATATATACTGATGTCTACACATATTTTTTTCCCTCTCAAACTTGATAAGTGTCTTTGACTTTTGTTTGCTTTTATATTAGAGTAATTTTGTTCTAGAAACTTGTTGAGAAGCTTGATGCCCATTCTAAAGTATTATTGTGCCTGTTACGTACTCACAATTATAACAGCATAAACAACTTCAATTTTTAAACACATTCTGTTTAAACTCAATTCTCTTATAATTCAATATTTGTATAAGAAAACATCATATGTTTATAACATTAAGTATTTAATTAATTTAATTCCAAGAAGGTCAACCACGACCTCTCTGACGCCTACGCCTTTTTTTTGTTTTTTTCGCTCTGCCTCCTATTTTTGATCTTTAATTTGTATTTTCTTCATTCAAACGCACAACCTCTGCTTGTAAAGAAAGCATTGCATTATTTAATAACGTAATTTCCCTTTTAAAAGATGCCATCATTGCTTGTTTATCTAATCCACAAACAGCACACCTCGCACCCCCCTTTTTTTTAGTTCCTCTTCTTTTTCTTGTTTTTTTACCCATATATAATATATAAAGAAAATTATACTCGCATCTCGATAACAGACATACGTAATGTTTCTAATAAAAACTTCTTATCTTTAGAAGTCGATTTTTTACTTATTCTATCTAAAAAACTAGCCATATTATCTATATCATTTAACATACGGCTATTTCTATAATTATCTGAAATAAAATCAAAGAATGATAATGTTGTTTCTTCATTATTTTTAAATTCTAACAAATTATTATTGTTACGTTTACACCAAGAAATAAAACTTAAATCATTATATAATAATATTACTTTTGCTATATAGTAAGGAAAAACATTTGTTTTCTCTTTATATAAACATTTCCTAATCATTATACTTGAATCATCTACATTAAATAAATTTGTATAATGACAACCCATAAAATTTAATATTTTAATCATTTGGAATAATGAAAAGATCTTTTCAAACCTTAAGCAAAAATCTGCATAAACTAAAAAAGTCTTCATATCCTTTTTATCATCTAATAATCTATATGAACAAAATAAACAATTCATTAATTCAGCCCAAAATTCAGTATATGCTTCGTGCATTTCAAATTGACTCTTTATTGGAAATAATCTAAACATGCGCTCTCTAAGCTTGTTTGAATCCATTCCAGAGAAATCCAATCCTAATATATGGAAACTTTCATGAATAAAAACTTTAAAAAATTCTTCCTCTCTATAAATACAAATTTCTCCTTTTCCTGTACAAGATGTTGTGACACCTGTATTACAATTCTCAGGAGATAATACCATCAATTGACTATGAGGTAATAATTTTTTAAATGGTGTTAAAAAACAAAATATTTTTAATTCTTTTGCACACCGCTTATTACTATAAAAATTTGCAACTTTTAACCAAACTAACATCCAATGAAAATAAGTATGGTATTTTTTTAAATTATTAAAATCAGCATCGCTAAATATTGGAAAATAAATATATATCATTCTACTATCTATTTTTACATTACATTCAATATAACCCTTAGTATTTTCTTTAACATATTTTCTTGCTGTCTTCATTACATATGTTGATTCCATATGAGATGTCATTGGCATTTCTGAATATTTTGCTTCTTTAAGTAAAATTTTTATTTTTCCAGATTTATTTAATAACTTTACAAACTTATCTGCTCTCAAAATATCGTTATATAAAGTTCTTAACATACTATCCAAATTTTTTTGTTTATGTGCTGTTTTTTTAATTATAAAACTATCAAAATCATCAAAATTATCCATAAAAAATTTCATTAGTTTTTCTGAATTTACTGAAAACAACATCTTATTTTATATATAATAATATTGTTTTAATATTATTATATTTATTTATTTCCTAAGATTTCTTCTTACTCTCATAGTATCATAAAACACAATTGGAGGACTTGCTCTAACAAAATGTTGTAACTTTGCATTTCCTGTATATAGCAATACTCTTTTTGCTAATGGGTTTTGTTCATATTTTGCTTTCTGTGCACGCTCCATTTCTACCTCATTTCTTTTACTTGTAAAGAAATCCTCATCCATTACAACTTCTTTTGGTCTTATTCTTTTCCCCTTGAATTTACCTGTTTTGCCTCCTGCACCTTTTGCCAAAGCTGGATCTTTTGATATTTCTTCACCACCTTCATTAAGTGTAAATGTTAAATAAAATTCAGGATTCCCTCTTTTAAATTTACTTGCATGATAAAAGTGTTCAACACTATTCCAACGATGTCCATCCAATTCAAATGGAGCAATATAGAAATTCGATAATACTTTTCTCCAATCTGGTATTCCATCTAATTCTTTATATAATCCTACATCTGAAGCAGGTATTTTTTCACCCGAGCCCTTACCAGGTGCCCTATCTGCAGATTTACTATAAAACTGAAATACTGTATTTTCATCATATGTAACATCAGACATTTTTGATTCACCTTCTTCTTCTTCATTAATTCCCATTTGTTCTGATCTTTCTGATTTCAATTTTATAAATTTTGGTATTTTAATATAAACTCCTCCCTGTTTTTCCATACATTTATCTACAATCATTTGTTTGATATCCCAAGGTATTGTCTCAAACGTAAATATCCTCTTTCCATCATAAGTTATTAATTTATAATGATTTCCTGTATGCACCATTAATAAATAATATTTAGGTCTAAATATTTGTATGCTATCATCTACAAAACTACTACATAACAATACATTATCTGTATCTTTACTTCTATAATTATCAGATGACATAATTATTACTTTAATATTTAAAAACATTTCTATTAAATTTATACTCCATACCTCAGCCCAGAATGCACAAGTTTTTATAATATCTTTAAAATCCTGCAAATTTTTCACCTTTTTCATAAAATTATAATCCTCTATTAATTTTTTTGCATTTTCCCTTTCTCGTTTTGTTCTTTTGAATTCTTCAATTAATGGTTTGGATATTTCAACTATCTGTTTTTTAATTTTTGGGTTTTTTTCTGTTGCATTAGCTGTCTTTAATTCTTTAATTTTATCATAAATTTTTTTCATTTTTAAATTTGATTCACTTATACTCGTATAAAACATATCATATTGTTGTTTAAAACTATCAAATACTTCTTTTGTTGCCCTATCACTTACTTCATTTCTTAATTGTTGAACAGTTATATTTTTTCCAATACCTTTAAAAGCCTCCCTAATAACTGCAAAAAAACAATCTCCTTGAGATTCCACATCTTGTATACCAAATTTTTTATTCTTTAAAAATTTCTGTAACCAATTATGATTCCCTTTTTTCTTATAATTTTTTCTTTCTTCAATGGATTCTTCCATCATTTTTACTTCTATGCTTTTAATTATATCACTATCATCTTCCTGAACAATATCCTTTAAATTTAATCTATCACCAACATATTCATCACTTTCTTCACCTTTGTCTTCTTCTTTATTTTCATCATCAACGCTTGGTAAAGGGTCATCATCTACTGGACTAACTGGTTTTTTTAATTTTAATGTTCTACGTAAATAATCTGGAGTTACAAATGAAAATAATAAAGGTATTGGATCATCCAATTTATCTATGTCCAAATCATTTTCATCATCTAATAAATTTGTGTAATTTGATGCTAAACATTCATAAACACCTATTTTATCTCCCATACTATCATCTACAACTAAATAAACAGACATATGATAAACACCTTTATCCTTGTGAATACTATTTATATTTCCAATAACAATAGTACATAACATTTTCGGGTATAACTCCACTTCATATAATGAAGCATCAAATCCTTCATCAACTTCACTTAGTTTTTTTATCTCGGGATATTCTATTGTTGGATCTAATTTAGACGCTACCATATATTTTAATCAAATATAATAAATTGTCTTAAATAGTTATCTTCCTTTAATTCTTTAATATATTGCCAAAATTTCTTTCTCTGTAAAACAAAACAAATATTATCTGGGGTTTTCTCAAACAAAATTATTTCTTCTATTAATTGGGATTTGTTTTTACGTCTTTTTGGTATTTCATAATAAGACGCTATACGTTCTAGTTCTTTTTTTGTATAATTAGTATCATAATTTATCTCCTGTGCATAAAAATCATCATATTCTGTTGTAAAATCATTTGACATTTCTATATTTTCCATATCATCCATTAAATCATCCTCTGTTATAATTTTATTATTATTATTGTTTTCTTCTAATGAAAAAGATAAATTTTCAAAATTCATTTTAATATAAATAATTATAATTTACTATTTATATTATATTAATTTATATATTAACATTCAAGCTCTTCAAGTAAATCCATTAGAGAAAACACACATTTACTTGGCAGACTCTTATAATTTTTATGGTCACAATCTGAAAACTTCTCAACAAATGTTGTTAGCATCTCCCAAAAATCATCATCATCTTCAAACTTATCTTGACCTTCCTTAGCAATGATAATAATATTTTCACAAATTTCAATTACTGCATTCTTTTTATCATCCAAATTTATATATTCCAAAAATTTATCTTTCAATAAAACAGTTAACCTTTCCATTGATTCTAATGATATAACACCTTGATTCATAAGGTGAACAAAGAAACAACATAACGAACGCCGTTTCTCATTTTCTTTATTAATATCACAAAACAAATCATAATCTTTATCAGAATCCACACACCTAATTACTTCAAATAATTCCGAAAATTCACTAAAATTCTTTACACTAATATCTTTCATTATTGGAAATTTATCTATCAAATCTTTATACAACTTTGCATACAACTTGGACCAAAACTTATTTTTACTTCCTATTTCAAATATTGATTTTCCTACCTTTTGTAAATCTTTTTCTTCTACATTTGATTTTATAACTGTAATTAATATATCTGTTATATAGTCTTTCATTAATTCGTAATTTTTTTCTGTAATTTGATTTAAATGATTTCTAATTCTGTCCATTTCTAATTCAATGCCGCTTTCATTTCTTTTTAATTCTGTTGTTTTAAAATTTCGCATTTCTTCCCAATCGTCATTGCTTATATCAGGCTTGGGTTTTCTTTCACGTTTTTTAAATATTGGTGTTTTTTGATATGTTGGAGCTCCTACACGCTGAGATAAAGAATTAATTACTTTAATTGTCATATCATCCAATTCTATATCTAAACCTTGACGCTCAATTTTATAGAAATCAAATATTGTATATGTTTTTTTTGAGGTAGTCGCCATTCTTTAATCACAATTAATGTCTAATGTTTATATCAATTTTTTATAATTGATTTATATATAAAATAAAATTGAAATAGTTAATATTATTTTTAATTCGCTTAAAAGAATGAGCACAATGAATAGTATGACAGATAAATCTGATCAAAAAAATAATATGAATAAGTCACGATATGATATTCGTGACTGGGATGATGAGACATTAAACTTAGATACACGATTACTTCGTGGGATTTATGCATTTGGTTTTGAAAAACCATCTGCCATTCAACAGAAAGGACTTTACCCTATGATTAAAAGAAATGATAAAGGTGCTGGTCGCGATCTCATTGCACAAGCACAATCGGGCACAGGTAAAACTGGCTGTTTTGTTACAGGAGCTTTACAAATTATTGATACTGAATTTAAAAATGAACACGGAGAAGCCAATACTCAAATTTTAATTCTTGCTCCAACACATGAACTCGCCGGGCAAATTATTTCTGTAGCAGATGCAATTGGTAAATATCTAAAAATAGTTACAAAACTACTTGTAGGTGGAACGTCTGTTGATAAAGATAGAGAATCGCTGGATAAAAACCCTCCTCATATCGTTGTGGGAACGCCAGGTCGTGTACATGATATGATTAGGAGAAAATATCTTAAAACACAACATATTCAAACTATAATTCTTGATGAGGCAGACGAAATGCTTTCATCTGGATTTAAAGAACAGGTTTATAAAATTTTCCAATTTATGCCAAATGATATTCAAATATGTCTATTTTCCGCAACTATGCCTATTGAACTTGATGAGCTAACAAATAAATTTATGAGAAATCCTACTAAAATTCTTGTCAAGGCTGAAGAACTCACACTACAAGGTATTGCACAATATTTTATTCGGTTGGATGGAGATGACCAAAAATATCTTACAATTAAAGACCTCTTTTCAAGTCTTAGCATTTCACAAGCTATTATATATTGCAATAGCACAAGACGAGTTGATGACTTATGTGAAGCTATGATTACAGATGAATACCCTGTAGCTAAGATCCACGGAAAAATGGAAGAAACAGAGCGTAAATCAGCATATAAATCATTTAAAGAAGGTAGTTGTCGTGTTCTGATTACATCTGATTTATTTGCAAGAGGCATTGATGTTCAACAAGTTAGTATTGTAATTAACTTTGATGTTCCTAAGAGTGAACATACATACTTGCATAGAATTGGTCGTGGTGGAAGATGGGGCAGAAAGGGTATTGCAATTAACTTTGTATCGAAACACGATGCACCAAGACTAAAGCACTTCCAAACATATTATAATACTACAATCGAGGAAATGCCTGAAAATTTTACAGAACATCTTAATTATTAATTATTAATTATTAATTATTATTCGTAATTATTTTATCATTATATTATTTTTATCTTATAATGACAAATAAATTTTTATTACCAATTGAATTCAATAAACAAAAAAAAATTATTCAATCTAATTTATTAAAAGATCTTGAACTATTGGAAACTGATACTAGTAAAAATGCCGTATATAAAAATATTTTTAAATTCAATAACAATAATAAGATACTCGAAAAATTTACAAAACTTTATACAACTGATATTAGTTTTTTAAATGATACACAAACTCTCAATAAAAAATATATTGATAAACACCACCAACACAAAAATATTAATAATATAATTCAATTATGGTCTTCTATTAAAAGTGATGAAAATTTCCTCGATAAATATCAATATCTATCTTGGGAACCTATTAAAATACTTAATGAATATAGTATTTTTCTCTCTGCATTAACATTTTATAGTATTAGTTCTCCAATATTAAATTTAGCTGCACCAATTGTTATGTTAATAATACCATTCATCATTATTAAAATTATGGGATTACCTATTACTATTCCTTCATATACTAATATTTTAATGAAACAAATTAATAAATTATCTTTTATGAAATTATTTACAGCAAGTGATTTATCCTTACAAGCAAGATTATATTATTTATTCTGTTTTGGAATGTATTTTTATAATATTTATCAAAATATACAAAGCTGTATTGCATTCTATAAAAATACAAAACTTATAAACAAAAACTTTAATATGTTTGAAAAATATTTTGATTATACATTAGATGAAATAAATGATTTAATTGATTATACCAAAAAATTAAAAACATATAGTAAATTTAATGATTATTTAGAAGATAAAAAATTTCAACTCAATGAATTTATAAATGCTATTAAAAATACACCTAGATTCACCTTAAATCCATTTAAATTACTTAATTCAGGAACTACTATGAAACAATACTATTTATTATACGATAGACAACATATTGATGATATGTTTAGATTTACATTTGATTTACATTCTTACTTATTAATACTTAAAAATTATTCTGAAAAAATAAAATTAAAAACTGTTAATGCTGCTAAATTCAAAAAAAAAAATAATCCATCATTACACTTTAAAAAGGTAATATATCCAAATATTGAAAATAATTTTAATATTCCAAATGATATTTCTATGAATAAAAATCATATTTTAACTGGACCTAATGCTTCTGGTAAAACTACACTACTTAAAGCTATAATAATTAATTTATTATTGGCACAACAAACAGGGTATGGATTTTTTGATGAAGCTTCTTTTACTCCTTATCATAATATACATTGTTATTTAAATATACCTGATAATTGTTCTAGAGATAGTTTATTTCAAGCTGAAGCAAGAAGATGTCATAATATACTTAAAAATATAAATAAATCTCCAAATGAAAAACATTTTTGTATTTTTGATGAATTATTTTCTGGAACTAATCCTTATGAAGCCATTGCTTCTGCAAATAGTTATTTAAATTATATATCCAAAAATAAAAATGTTACTTTCTTTCTAACTACTCACTTTGATAAATTATGTATACTACTTGAAAAAAATAAAAGAATTAAAAATAAACATATGTCTTGTAAAATTATCAATAATAAACCTAAATATTATTATAAAATTAAAAATGGCATCACTAATGTAAAGGGCGGTATATGTGTATTACAAGAATTAAATTATCCTCAAGAAATTATTAATAATACAAAAAAAATTATTTCACAAATATAAATTCGTTAAAATTAATATTTAAAAATATACAAAGTGTTATAATAGAAATATGTTTAATAAAAATTTATTAATTAGTTTAGGAGTAACAAGTTTAGCAAGTATAGCATTATGGTTTTATTTCAAAGAAAAGGTTAGTAAGTTAGAAAAAAAATTTGACTTAATGTTTAATATTTTTCAAGAAAATAAGAAAACAACTGAAATTTTAAATCAAAATCTTAATTCATTGACAAATAATGTATATGGAAATAATAATCCACCATCAAATGAAGAAGAATATTATGATGATGATGAGGAAAACGAAAACCAGAATGATGAAGATAATGATGAAGATAATGATGAAGATAATGATAATAGAGATAACAATAATCTAATTTCTGTTTCTGACGGCGAAGCCAATGAGGAATACTATTCAACCGATAGTGAAGTAGTAAGCGATAATGATGGCGATGAACCAATTACAATTAGTGAAAAAGAAACTATTGATAAAACACTTAATTTAGAAAATATGCCTTTCAGTATTAATGGTGCTGATCTTAATGGTGCCGAAATTAATGTTGGAGCAAACGTATTTTCAATGATGAATGCTGTTGCATTAAATTTAAATGAAATAGATGTTAACCATAATTTAGAGTTTAATATCGAGGATGATAATGTAAATGGAGATAATGTTGAAGACAACACACAAGACAACACACAAGATAATACTGAAGATAACATCGAAAATTTAGATGATGTTGAAGACAATGCTGAAAATAACACCGAAAATAACACTGAAAATTTAGATGATGCTGAAACATCGATTGAAGTTATTGATAATGATATTTTTAATGACGTTGTTGAAGAGATAAATAATTTAGATGATGTTGATATTCATAATCCCAAAACAACTGTTAAAATGTTACAAGCTTTAGCTAAAACTAAAAACTTAAGAACTAGGGGATTGAAAAAAGATAAGTTAATTGCATTATTAGATAAACACGCTTAATTTTATTTTTAATTAAAAAAAATTTTATATTATAATATATAAGTATGAGTTGGAAAAATTGCTATGGAGGACAAAATAATATTCATTCTAATTTCCCCGCATTAATGAGTGATGGTAAATTTGCCACAAACTGGAATACTGCTTGTGCAAGTAATAATAGACTTAAAAGAGAAGCTAACGTTGTTAATAATTATGATTACAGAAAATATCTTCAAAGAAATGCTGATAATTTAATACTTCAAAATCAAGTCGCTGCTTGTAATAATTGTGGATTATGTTGGAATGATTTTAATAATTTACACGACTCTCACCCAAAATATTTATTTAAATCTTGTAACGATCCTAATAAACCACCTGGTTATGAACACTCTGATTTAAAAAGTATGTATTTATCTAGACAAGCATTAGCATCTAGAGCACAACCTACAACATTAACACAAGACCAAATGCTTCAAAAATTCAACTATAATTAATAATATTTCTAATAATTAATTTAGTAATATTATATATATATGCCCAAAACGCGTAGGAAAAATAAAACTAAAAATAAAACTAAAAAAAGAAAAAAAAATAAAACTAAAAAAAAAAGTAAAAAAACATTTGTAGTTGGCATTGTTTCTGTTCCTTTATCACCTAATAAAAAATATTTTAAGGTTTGTGGGGATTCATATATTGCTTCATCTCATTTATCTTGGATGAAAAGACAAGGTATAATACCTATTGTTATACCATATGATACAAAAGATTTGAAATACTATTTTGATAGAATACACGGTTTATATTTACCAAGTGGTGGCGCATTCGCAGGAACACAACTTAAATATTATAATTGTTGTAAAAAATTAATGCTAATGGCTATGAAAGAAAATGATAAAGGATGTCATTTTCCTGTATGGGGTTGTTGCATGGGGTTTCAACAAATGTTAATACTTGCTGATGGCAATGATGATGTTGACCACCTTTTACAAAGGTTTGATTCCTATGATAACTTATTATTAAATATTAAATTTACTGAAGAAGGTAAACATTCTAGATTTGTTAAAGGCGTTGGAGAAAAAACGTATGATAAACTAAGAAAAAAAAGATGTACTATGAATAATCACAAACTAGGAATTACACCTAAAAAAATGAAGAAAAATAAAAAAGTTTATTCTTTTTATAAAATTGTTGGAACAAGTAAGGATAGAAAAGGTAGAGAATTTGTTGCTATAATTGAAGCTAGACATTATCCTTTTTGGGGGGTACAATGGCATCCTGAAAGAAACTGCGAAATGGATGCTTTGATTAAATATTTCTCCAAAGTGTTAAAAAAAAGTAAAAGAAAAACATATGATAAAATACATTATGGTAAATATCGCAGTATGTATACAAAAAAAATAGACTGTATGAATTATAGTGAAAACTTATATAAAAAGTGTAACTTTTATTGGCACTCGAGAACCTCTGCACATAATAAAAAACTTTGTAATATTGCTCAATTAAATGAATCTGAAAATATTGATGGTTCTGAATCAGGTGTATAATTCAAAAACTTATATAAATATTTATTTCATATTTATATAAGATGAATATTCTTAGTATTGACGTTGGTATGAAATATCTTGGATTTTGCCTTTTTCATGTTTCTAATGGTGATTTTTCAATTACTAAATGGGATACAATAAACTTATGTAATGAAGAAAAACACATATGTCAAGGTATGACCAAAAAAAAAGGGAAATGTAATAAGTTAGCAAAATATTGTAAAAATGGTAATTACTATTGTAAAACACACGCAAAAAACCAAGAATTTAAAATACCAACCGCTGAACTTAATAGAAAAAAATTATCCAAAAAAAAATTTGCTGTTATTAAAATTTTATGTGAAAAATACAATATTGATACTAAAAATTATAAATATAAAAAAGATTATTTAAAATGCATTGAAGAAGAACTTGATAATTCTTTTTTTGATTTAGTACAAAAAACAGATGCTAGACAAATTAAACTCATTGAGTATGGTAATAATCTACGTGATAAATTTAACGTATTATTAAAAGATATTAATATTAATATTTTAGCAATTGAAAATCAAATTGGACCTTTAGCATTAAGAATGAAAACACTTCAAGGAATGATCATGCAACATTTTATTGAAAAAAAAATTAAAGACATTATTGAGATTTCTCCCTATAATAAATTAAAGAAATATATTTCAAATAAAAAAACTACTTATGCAGAGAGAAAAAAACTAAGTATTATTGAAACCAGAAAATATATTTCTGAAAAAAATTCTCTTAATAAATGGATTGAACTATTTGAAAAACATTCTAAAAAAGATGATTTAGCTGATGCATTTTTGCAAGGAATATATTATTTAGAAAGTACTAAAATAATTAATTATTAATGCGTCTTACTTAAAATTAAAAGTTCTTATTAAAACATAATGAGTGAACCTCAAATTATAGAAATTGGACTTACAAAATCCGATACATCGCCGAAACTTACGGTTACCTCCAATAATGATGCTGGAACTCTTAAATTAAATTCTTTACCACCACTAGATACAACTAGCAAAAAATCTGTTAATTTTGGACCTGGTGTTGAAATGCTTATGAATCAAAGCAAGGTATCTAGTTCTCCAAAGTCTGATTTACCATTATCAGATATTAATTCATTAGAATTAAATATTTCTGAAAAGCCACCTGTAAAAAAAGAAAACGCTAACTCTGTTAGGAATAAAATATTTGGCATTGGGGAACCTAAATCTATTCTTAAAAAACCTGATATTTCTTCTGAAATTAAGACTAACATAAGTGAACCTATTTTGAAAAAAGCTACTGAAAAAGATGGAAATTCCACTTGGGATGGCTTTAAAAAATTTAATGATATTCCTGTTAACCCTGAAGCTAAGCCTGTTGCAAGACCCACAATGACTCCACAAGATTTATTAAAAGAAAAATTACTTTATCTTAGAAGGCTTGAATCTGTTGAGAAAAAGGGTGTTAGATTAACTAAGAAATATACTATGGATAGTAATTTGGATGAAATGAAAGGTGAATATGAAATGATTATTAGTGAAAAAGAAAAGGGTAATTCTATGAAATTTCAGGGTAAAATGTTAATGGCTGCTGTATCCGCTATTGAGTATCTTAATGGTAAGTTTGACCCTTTTGATATTAAACTTGATGGTTGGGGTGAATCTATTAATGAGAACTTAGAAGATTATGATGAAATTTTTGGCGAATTACACGAGAAGTATGGTGGTAAGGCTGCATTAGCACCTGAACTTAAATTATTATTTATGCTTGGTGGTAGCGCTGCTATGATTCATATGACTAATACTATGTTTAAGTCTTCTATACCTGGTATGGACGATATTATGAGACAGAATCCTGAACTTATGCAACAATTCACACAGGCTGCTGCACAATCTATGCAACAGAATAATCCTGGTTTTAGTGGTTTTATGAATGGTGCTATGGGTAGAGGTCCACCTCCTATGAGAATGCCTCCATCTATGCCTCCTCAAAATAATAGACCTCCAGCTAGAATGCCACCTGTTGGTGCATATGCACCCCGTGGTTCTCCACCCGGTCCTCCACAAAACAGAAGAACTAACAGACCGGATCTTGCTGCTGCTAGAGGAAGACCACCAGCAGCTAAAAATCCTAGAAAAAGACCTGAAATGAAGGGACCTGGAGATATTAATGATATATTATCTGGAATCAAAAAGAAAACTGTAAATATTCAGAGTAAGAAAGATAGCAATAGTACAATTAGTATAGATGATCTTAAAGAATTAAAAAGTACTGATTTAGATATGCCGAGAAAATCCGCTAGAAGAAAACCTAAGTCCGCTAGAAACACTATCAGTCTTAACATTTAAATACATAATATTTAATATTTAGTAAATATATATATTATGTCATCAGATGCAGCAGCTATGGGAGATGCAGCACCACCAGCATCATCACACCCCGCACCAGGAGGAGGAGATGCAAATGCAGGGAAAAAGCGACGAACAGGAGAATCAACCGCGAGAGAAGAAACACCTGATAATCAAGAAACGAACAAAAAACAAACTTCTGCTTCTGCAAAAGCTGTGGGAAATTTTAATGAAAAAGTACTACAAAGACAAGAACTAAGTAGAGAAAAATTATATGAATATATAGACGGAACACACGATATGTCCAATATTTTGTCCTTATCAGAAGGATGGAAGCAATTAATTGAAATGCAAGAAGCATTTATGAAAAGTCTCGAAGTGGATTACTTACCTTATAGATCTGGGTTTTTGGGTGATTTTAATCTTGATGATGCGGTCGGTATGTCCAGAACAAAGGCCGAAGGAGCAGCTGGCGGAACTACCGCAGGACAGACACACAACACAAAAGCAAAGCTCGACGCCAAGTCTAAGAAAAAACAGCAAAATAATTTGCCTCACAATCGCAAGGACGCATATCATACGATGTATTTTAATTATCATTTGACACCTGCAAATTTTAAAGAGAATGATAAGGAAATGTGTTGGTTATGTAGTAAGCCTTTAATCGTTAATCATTTAACTGGAACACCACAAAGCGAACACAAACCTCCTTGTTTTTCAATGGCATTGACTGGAGTTGGGTTGGCTGCAACGGAACGCGGTAAACAGATTAATAGCGGAAACAGAGGTGGAGAAGGTAAAGCATATCCAAATGAAGAATTTATTGAACAAATACTTAAAACTGTAACAGTTGCTGGCACTAGCACTCCTAAAACGGAACAAACATATAATTATATGCTATACCAAACATGGAAGTTATTAGTAAGATCGGAAAGTATGGCTTGGTCTCATCCCTGGTGTAATAATAAAAAGAGTCAAACTCCATTTATTTCTCTTAGATATAAAACTTTAGAGGGGGGGAGCGCTTCTACAGAAACGGTTTTTATGTATGTTATAGAAAAAAATTCTATAATAGAATATCTGAATCAATTAGCAGTTTCAGATAGCAGACAAAGGAATGAAATGAATTATCAAGGTAGTGATAGTCTTAGTGATGTTTATGATCCAGATTTCTTTGGCAATCCTGAATCAAACCGAAAAATTTGGATAGAAAATGCTTTACGTAATATAGTAGTAGGATTAATTCCATTATGGTGTTTATTAAACCAAGGATACGATATTTATGGACCGGTTAAAATTCTTTGCCAAAGTTTATTAGCGAGACAAGATGGCAAAGTAAGGACTTATTCAGAATTATTAAATAATAATCCCTTGTGCTCAATCAGAATCAGAGTTAAGCAAAATTGTGCAAGAATGGTAGCGAGAGGAGCAGCAAAAAAGGGGTCTCTTGTATATAGAATATCGCAAAGTGATGGAGAAGATTTAGACACATTAACAAAACAATTGCTTGGTAATTTTTATGGAGATGCTGAAGGTGTTGCGCTTGGTAATGTGGATCAATCTCAACTTACCCGGGTAGCGAGTGAAAGTTTACAATCTGCCTCCCAAGCGAGAGCAGCAGCTGATAAAAAAGCAGCAAATAGAAAGTTGCGATTGAAAACGGTAGCAGAAGGTGACGATGAGGGAGACGGCAGCAGCAGTTCGAGCAACAATGGCGGCGGCGGCGATGCTGCTCCTGGAACAGGACAAGGCGGTGGGAAAAAAACAAAGAAGAAAAGAAAGAAAAGGAAAAAGCGAACAAGAAGAAAGCGAAAATATCGTAAGAAAACTAGAAAGCGAAGAAGAAAGAAGGAAAAAACAAGAAAACATTAAACCTTTGTAATTTCTTCTATCACTACAACATCAGATACATTTTTATGTATACATTCCAAGTCTTTTACCTCATCATCATGAAATGCAGTCCGAAACATATTTTGCCATTCTGTTGTTAATGCACCATCATCTAGATAATTTGGATGTAATTTTTCCCACTCTTTAATTTTCAATATCTGCTTCTTCTCAATCAATTTAATTGAATTATTAATCTTTTTATTATTTTTATCTTGGTTCCATTCATCTTCATCTTTAATATAAAATTGACACTTATTTTTATGACTACAGTGAATTGGTCTTTCATTCGGGCTCATATCATTCAAATTCTTAATAAAAATATTACTTATGCCTTCAATATATCCATTATTTTGTGTATACATCAAATCTTCTATTGATATTGTCACTTTATTCACAAAGTCTTTTAAATTCATAGCATCTTTGCATTCCTGATTTAAATACATATTAATTGTCATATTATTATTACAATTTGTATTAATACTACTAGGTTGCTCAGCCAATCTTTCTAATGTTTCAGCCATTTTTGGAAGAAGTTCCATCAATTTATCTACTGCATCATCTTTCTTTGTTGACTTCATAATATCCTCATTAATAATATTATTTAACGAACAAATATCCTTGTGCCTCTTGTATTTTGATAATTTTTCAAATGATACATTACATATATCACAAGTATACTTTTTTGTTTTAGTACATTGTTTTTTATGCCTCCATAATGTAGTGCGACTATTAAATATAGATCCACAAATATTACAAGATACAGTATTTTCAGCTTGTAAATGAGCTTTTTTATGCTTTTTGGTTTGTAAATGTTTATCATAGTTAGATTTTTTACTGGTGAAATAGTTACATTTTTCACAACAATATTTATTTTTATTTTTGACAATTATATTGTTTTTATTCATTAATATATAATTGAAACAAAAAATTTCTAAATTCATTTTTCATTAATTATCTACATAATTATCCCTTCTTTGATATTTTTGTATTTTTTGGATACAAAATTATCATACATCGTTCTAGTGCTAAATAAAGAGCTACTTTTTTGTTTCACTCGGCTACTTTTTTGTTTCATTTTTTTTTGCATTTTTTTACTTTTTACTAAATTTTGTATAAGCATTTGTCGTTTTAAAAAATAAATTATTTTTTTAGGTTTAAATAACGGCTACTTTTTTGTTTCATTTTTCGCTACTTTTTGAAACAAAAAAGTAGCCGCCTAAAATTTCAGCGTAGTGCCTTTTTTTTTGTTATCTAGTGACGACTGCAATTTTTTTTTTAAAAAAACGCCTACATTTTGAAGGTATTTTAAAAATCCCATTTTTTTGCATTTTTTTGATTTTATAAAATTTAAAATTTTTGAT